GCAACGGGGACTACTGGTCTTCCTCGCTCGGCTCCGCCGCGCGCGGTCGGCTCTTGCTCTTCTACAGCGGCGGTGTCGGTCCGCAGAACAACAACTACAGGTTCTACGGCTTCGTGGGTCGGGCGGTTCAGAAATCTTCCTGACCAAACCAAGCATTCTTTCATCACAAACCGCCACCAGCGGTTACAGAGGAAAGAATGCCAAAGGGAAATACGGAATAACACCCGTGTTTCCTGCAAAATAATTTATCAACTTAAAATTCAACTTAATTATGGAAGAGAAAAAAACATTAGAATCAATGATTTCCGCGCATGCTTATGAAGAAATCGTAGAAAAAGTTAAAAAGCAAGTAGGAGAGGCCGCTTTTGAATATATCTTTCCTGCTGTAAAGAAAGCCCTGGAAGAAGGTTCCGGCAAAGTCCGTTATGAAATACTTATCTCATGGCTACATGTTGACTCTATGCGCGTTTGTACTCAATGCGGCAAAATCATGGAAGAAGGGTGGTATCTGAATTGTGCTGGCTACGCTTGCTCTGACGAATGCGCTGCAAAATCAGAAGGTATCACAATGGAAGAGTTTGAGAAATGGCGCATCTACAAAGATGATATAGTCTCATATCTCGAAGACGAGGACGAAGGACGAAAGATTGAAGACCTCACGAAAGAAGAGTGTGACGAAATCATTGACGAGATTTCTGACGATTTGGATTACTATTACACAGAATGGTACTAATTCTGCAAGCCGATTAGCGTCGGCTTCAGAAACAATTATGTCTAACCAAATTATTAGATTATGAAAGCAATAGAAATTAAGGAGGGCGAACTCAGGAAACTTATCGTCCTAATTTTCGACAATTATCAGTACGTCCAGAACGGAGTCGTTTTCGTTGGCTTTGTCGCAGGCAGAATAATCCATTGTTCCTACTGCGATACGATGACGTTTGAAATGCACAATCCAGACTATACTGGCTACTGTGAACTCTACAGCAAGGTATCTTATGCCATCAAACATCTTTTCCCGTCTGCAAAGATTATTGACGCTGAGAATTTCAAGAGTTTCTGTGAGAAAGGGCTGTCTGTCAAATTCTGAAGATTATGAATGAGAAATTAAAAAAACTGGCAGAAAAGTATGTCTGCCACTATCCTTCTATGACTGACGAAGAGCGAGAAGCCATTAAAAAGGCTAATATCACGTTCAATAGCAGTTGCGGAGTTACAGACATCTGCAAAGACGGAAAGAGAGTTGGAAAAGCCTATCCGAAAAAGGATGCCATGTGCTTCAAATGGTTCTGATCATATTTGGGCGACTAATCTCGCCCAGATATACTATAACTCTAAATTCAAGAATTATGAAAGTAAAGATTACATTCGACCCCGATGGGGTTTATGGCTATCCAAAAGGTGAAATCATCGACGGACAGCAGTTAGTCAATGACTACATTGAGACTTTGAACGAAGTCGAAGACGCTGACACTATCAGTTTCCTCAAACGGATAGAGATTGAGAAAGCCGTTGACTTTGTGGCTGAAATGTGGGATTTAAGTTATGACGTTATCCCTGATGATAAGGTCGTTCGCAAATGTGCCGAATGTGGAAAAGAAATAACGTCCGGCTATGTCTTTGACGGCACTGACACCTTTTGCTCCAAAGAATGTGCGACAAAGTTTTTCGACAATGACGAAGGATGCGTTGAAATCCTCATTGACGATGGGGATAGGTTTGTGTGGCATGACACCTTCTCAATGACCAAACACATTTTCACTTACTCTCTCTACGCTGAGTCTGAGAAGAATAAAGGAAAGATGTTTCCATGCGGAGGTGCTTTCTGTGCAAAGGGAGCAAGAAACGTTATCGAGGAACAGAAAAAAAACGGCTTCAATGTAGTAGCCGTTAAAATAACGATGTATGACTATAGTAATGGTTGCCTTAACTACAACAACCCTCTAAGCCAACGCATTGTCAATATCAAAGCAAATTAGTCCATGATTGAATTTTAGGCGAAAGGTGTTTGGGGATTAAGTTCCCCTGCACCGACAACAAATAGTATTTATCTAACTTTAAAATTCTTTATTATGGTAACGCTAAAGGAAATCTTAGAAGATGAAATGGGATGCGATAAGGCATTCTGCGGAACTGGAGACATTAGCTTTGAGGGCAAAGATGCCGTTGAGAAGATCATTCAGTTCCTTAAAGACCTCGCTGAATTAGGCATCATTCCTGATGTGTCAAAGCAGGCTGAGAGTAAATTTGCGGAAATGGCTAACAAGCCTCGCAGTAACAAGGAGCAAATGATTTATGAACTCCATGAGTTTGTTAAGAGGTCTGACGCTGACTACGTTCTTAGGATGCCCGTCTTGGTTGAACCTGAGAACGGAGACAAGTTTTCAGCAGGGTATTTCAGCCGCGACGAAGACTATTCGGACATTTTCTGCTCTGACAAGAAAGGCTCAGAGGACGATGCTACAGTCTATGACCTCCAGGACTTGACGGATGAATCCGTTAAAAAAGTCTATGAGGCCATCAAAACGCAGGAGATTGAGGACGGATGGGATTGGAAGGAACATGCCACACATGAAATCAAGAAGAAATATCCAGACGCAGAGGATTGCTATGTATGCGATTTCGTGACGAGGTATTGGAACAACCTCGACACCGACACCGCAAACCTTGAAGTCTTTGAGGACTGGATGAACAACTGATTTACCTTGCAGTCATTAAGTTGGCTGCAAAGTACGACGCTATTGTCACAAAACTAATTAAAAATTCAAATTATGAACGATTTACAGAAAGACCAAGCCATCTTTAAGGCTATGAACGAGATTGCCAATGAAGTTTTCAACTATGCTTGCAACCACAATGGAGCATTGAAAAAGGAAATGGAAGAAAGAGGCGGTATTATCAGCCTCAAAGACATTCTTTCCGCTCGTAACCAATTTTTGAGTCATATCAAAAACGGACTCGAAGGTTTCAAAGCCTCCGAGAATTATTGGAACGACGAGCACGGTATATGCAAGATTGAGGTTGACACCTTCTGCTGTACAATGTTACCGACACAAGTATTTGAGCACATGAACTATCAGAAATCTCTGGCCAAGGTAAGCGGAGAGATTACTTTCTGCTACAAGGAAGAAATCAATCTGCCTCATGTCACTACGCTAACTGTTACGCTTGACAATGCGACGAATGCGAAAAAACTCACGAAGTTTACTGCTTCCGACGAACTGCGACCTTCATTGTCTTGCGTTCTCGCAGAGTTTAACCTTGATACGGGTGTGGCATATTTCGTCGCCTCTGACGGACATGTCATTTCCATTATTACAACGGATGCGTTTACGATTAACAGGAACAATCCGAATGACAAGGTGCTACGGGCATTGTTCACCAAGAAAGATTGGGAACGCATCTGCGAATACGCCAAAAAGAACGGAAACGATGTCACTCTGGAGTACTATTATGGCGGCGGTGGAAGAAATCTTGATACTGCCGTTGCCATTTTGGGAGACAAGTGCATCAAGAGTACAAAACAGGACATGATATATCCCAACTGGCATAGTGTAATTCCTTTCTTCTCCGGCTGGCAGCACGTCAAACTGACAGACGAAGCCGTTAAAAATATGGCAAAGTTTATCAGTAACGACAAGGACGAATATCCTTTCCATTACACAATTTCCGTGTACGAGGGATGCGATGACCTCTATGTCGAGTACTCTAATTTGGACTTCAACAAGGAAGTCGTTATGAAATTCAAACTCCAGGCTCCTGCCACCTCGGACTTCATCTTTGGAGCATCAAGAAGTCAGATGAAAAAGATGACCATTAAGGGATTCTGGTTCGGTGAGCTAAACAAGATTGGTGCAGTTGATAGCAAGGAAATGGATTTCACCTTCCTTATGCCCGTGGAGGTTGACACGACCATTAACGAGCGTCTGGCAGACGAGAGACGTGGTTTCGTGTTGCATCCACAGGACGATAACACTTCCGATGAACAGACTGCAAAGGTTGTAGAGCTTGCGGCATAGAAATTTCAGAGGAATGGGGATTAACCTCTCCGTTCCTTCCTATTGTCTAACCAAAAATAATAAGAATTATGGAACATAACAACAATTTTAAGATTGGCGACAAGGTTGTTGCCTATTCATGCGAGAAATGCGCTAAGATGATGCGCTATCGTAGTGCTTCATTCTTTGGAGTGATTGAGAGTATTAAAGACAATATCGCTACCGTCAGAATGGAGGACGGTCACAAAGAATACAAGGAAATCTTGTGTATTCGTCATCAAGAGGAAGTACTTAACCACCTGAAAGACCTCTGGCTTGAACTGGAAAATGTCTGCATCGACGATGACGATTGCATTGAAACAGATTTCCATATATGGGAAGTTGGTACTGACAGACAGGAAATCTGGCACTGGTTTGACGAGCAATGCCCAAATGGTATCGCTGACCTAATCGGAACAATAGAGGACTATAACACAGACCTCTCACCAGACTATGTTCGTTGTAACAACTGCATGACACGAATGCTCGTTCCTACTGGCGTTGACAAATGCCCGCATTGTGGCGAGGTTGGTTGCCTCAATGACTTAGCTGCTCCAATTGAACGAATCGGAATAAGATTGAGAATCGAGAGCATGAAACTTCCAGATGGATATGACCCATTGAACGACTAAACGCTAACTATCGGAGCAGCCGTAACAGGTTTCTCCGATACCACTATATTATTAACTTAAAAGTAAAATTATGGTTACATTTAACGTAGAAATCAAATTAGAAAAGCCGTTTTCGGTTGCCGAAATGACAAATGCAGAACGCATTATTTTCCTGCCAAAGCGAAATGTCATTGTTGTAAAGACTAACAAGGAGTTGGCATTGAAGCATAATGCCAGAGAATACAACAACGAGGGTATTATCTTATCTGCTCGTTCGGCTGCTAAAGAATACCCGCAATATTTCACTGGTTATCATTTCTGTACACTCAGTAAAGGTCACAAGTTCCTTGTCAATCTATCGGAAGAGCAGTATCAGTATTGTGCTGCAAGCGGGAATGCCGGAGCATTCATCAGAGACCTCATTGACATAGCAATGAACGATAATTTGTAAATATTCCCGAAAACTTTCGTCGGAATACGAATTTTTACGCAACAAAACTGCGTATCATACATTTATTTTTTGTATATTTGCAGAGATTTAATAAGATACATTATAATGACACTACTGGAAGCGATAAAGATTCCCGAATTGAACATTGAGGTCACAGAACTCGTAGAAGACTGCTTCTACTATGAAATGGCTCTGCTCGGTCGAATATCCGACGAGCAAGGCAACAGGACAGAGAAACGTCTTAAAGGTAAGTATTCGCGAAGCGAGTTGGAAAAGGCACTGAAGACAGCCGGACAGATGATTGACAATCTCGACAAATACGGCATACCATGTATTGATATGATGTAATCCTTGAACTTTCATTGTCGTAACAGGCGATGGAAGTACTATAAATAACCAAAATTCAAGAAAAATTATGAAACAAGGATTATTCACTTTTGACATGTTTGAGGAAAAATGCCAGCACATGTTTGACAAGTACGAAAGTCAATATTTCCTATCAGACCTCCGTATCTGGAGAGAAGTACCTGGCAGCATGGAAGATGGCGATGTATGGTACTGCATCATCAACAAAAGGAATGGTGTCAACATGATTATGAAGTATGATCATAGCGGAGAATTCGACGATGCCTTTGAGGTGTTGGTTGATTGGGGCAGGAAGACGCTCAATCGTCCGTGTTCACAGCCAGACCCCACGTCACCTAATGGCAGTGGATATACTACGAGCATCGGCACGTTCTATACGTTCCAGTCTGCATTTGTTAGTATGCTGGAAGAGCCAAGCCCGTTCAGATTGTCTATCAGGAACGACGGATATTGCGTCGGCTACGTTCCAAATGCAGAGGAAAAGAAAAGAGGTCTCGGCGGGATGATAGACTTGGAGACATTATCATTCCTCGAATGCCTTGACAAGATTCAGTCGTTTCGCGATGACCCAAACAGCGAATGGAAAGGCAGAATTATGACGATTATCCATAAAGACGCTATCTTTGAAGAGATATACAAGACGCAGCTGTAGCCGTTTTCGGCATTTCTTTAGCCCGTAGGCGATTAAATTTGCTTTCGGGTACACTTAATAACACAACAGATTAAAAATGCGTTAGAGAAAGAATTAACAACAAATTTAAAGAAATGTAATTATGGCTTACAATGAACATCAACCTAAAGAGAGGGTACAGAGCCACCGTCCACAGGACGATTTACCCTACGAGCGCAGAATGCTTTGGATTATCAGGGGCTATCGCAAACTGATGAATGCTCTTGATACGCTCGAAGCATACGCCCACGACTTGGAAGCGGAGTACAAAAAGAAGGTGAAAGAGAATGACGGGCTACGTTCACAAAACGAAGACCTCATGCAGAAGAAATGTCCTTCTGAGGGTACTATCACAAGCCTCAAAGCACTGGTGAAGGAAAAGTCGGATATTATCGTTGAGCAACGGGCAAAGATCAGTATGCTTCAGAGGGAACTCGCCGAGTACAAGAAACTATATGGTGACTTATAGGCTAATGGTTGTCGGCATCAGATTGTCGGCAATCAACATTATTTCCTTCATAATTTAAAGAATTTTGGTTAGACGGGTGGTACTGCCTGAGAAGGTAGTCCACCTACATGAAAAGAGGCTTGTTTCGTTAATCCGATTCATGCCTGCAATGAGAAAAATATAAAAATTTTATCTGTTATGGGAATAGATGATTTACGGAAACACTTGGGAGGAAAGTACGATGACAAGATCATCGAAAACATTCTCCAGACACCATTTGCGGGTAACGAGCATCAGTCCTTCGAGGAATGGCGCGAGAGTTTTGTAGGAGCATTCATCTGCAAGAATGCAGACAGGACACAGCTCCTAAGATACTTCGGTGACACCATCGGGAAGTCCGTTCCTGAATGGTCAGACCTCACAAAGCTCAATTTGTCGAAATTCGCCGATTATATCAAGGAGAATTTTTCACCAAACACCAGTGTTACGTACCTTGCTATTATGAAGGCATTTCTCAACTGTTATTCAGACGAGGAAATCATGCCATGTCACGACTTCAAGAAGATACTGACAGGTAAACGCGCACCTTCTCAGCACATAGCACTGACCGAAGAAGAAATGATTCGTCTTGACGAATACGTGCCGAAGACCGACACAGAGCGCGATGTAAAGATTATCTTCATGCGTGGATGCTACTCTGGCGCAAGAGGCAGTGACGGAAAGATATTCACTGAGGACAATATCGTAGGTGACAGGCTTACCTATGTGTCAAAGAAGACGTTGATTGAGGTGTCTCAGCCTATTCACGCAAGGCTTGGAAAATACATCACACAACGACCGAAGAAAACGCATACCAGGGCGGTTATAAACAGGACTATACAGCGTATCTGTAAGAATCTCGGAATGGACGATGAAACAATGCTCTATGTCAGAGGTAAAATGATCAAAGGACCGAAGTACGAATTCATCACTATGCACTCCAGCAGGCGCAGTTATGTCACATGCCTTGCGACGCGAGACGTTCCTGTTAGCGTCATCAGTAAGTTGGCAGGACATTCTTCTGTGAATATGACTTCGAGGTACATCTGCGTTGATACCAAGAATCTAAGTAATGAAGCAATGGCATTCTTTAACACTTAAAATACAGTTATTATGAAAAGAAAAACAAAAGAAGGATTATGGAATCAGATTCTCATTTTCCTAAGTATTGCATTGTTCTTTGCTGGAGTGGCATTAGACAACAAAGGGTACTACGTGCTCATTCCATTGTTCCTGTTAATGCTTGTTGTAGATTACTTTATGTTAAAGAAAAAGCAAGGTGCCTCAGAAAGATTTATTTCATCTGTGCTTGCGTGTATTGTTGCGGCAATACTCATTTTCATCGGCACTTGCTTTCGTAGCTGCACTACATGGGAGCACAGCAACAGGCAACAGAGAATAGAAATGGGATTGCCAATCTACTAAACTATTAAACGCAAAAAAGCGGGAGGCAGGGTTAATTCCCCACCTCCCGCACTTTTTTAATTAAGCCTACATAGTTTTGTTATAGCATTAAAAGTAGGGGAGCTATGAAAAAACGAAAAACTTGTTATTACTACTAATATGGCTCCCCTACAATGACAAAGTATGTTCAGTAATTGCCCGCTATCACAGCGAGACAATACGCATCACTGCGTATTTTTCTTCTTGTCAGACGTACTGGAAAATTACGTCTGTTTTATCCTCTCTGTCTTTTGCCGCACACGCACCGACGTAGCCACGTTTGGCAAAACACAATTTCACACCCTTTGAATAAATTGTTGCAGCATAGCAACAGCCGATACAGGTATTATTACCTGCGGCAACGACAACAACAGGCATATTGTCGTCGTAGAACCTGCTATTTATCGCTCTTTCCATGAAGGTTGAATCTAAATCCGTATCTGTCCTGAAAGAAATCTTCAATATAATCTGGAACAGACTGCTCGCGCTTATAGTGCAGCTCCAGTCCGTTGACATAGCCTCTCAATAGGCAGGCGAAATGAGCATTCGGAGACTTGCCGCCCTCCACATGGAAGCGTTTCTGAGCATATTGAAGTTCACAAACAAGCCTGTTGTTATGCGTAAACATTTCGTGGTTGCCGTGAACTAACAGCATAGCGCAAATGATAGCGCAATTTTCAGTCGAGACGATGGGGATGCCTGCGTCAAGTGCTGACTGATACATCGCCCATCGCTCTTTGTATTCGGGAGTGTCAAATATACTTTCCATACGCTAAAATACTTCCATTGTTCCTTATTCTTTATAATTCTTGCTAATTCTTGATAAAATTGCAAAGAATGAAGAGCGGAAGCAGGATTTTTCATTCTTCACTCTTCATTTTCTCCACGACGGCAGCGATGGCCGAAAGGCTGCTTTCAATCTGCTCATGCTTCTTCTTGCGCTCTTGCAATCCCTGTTGCATGACGTTCACGGCACGGAGCAGTTCGCCCAGATAGTTACGGCTAATCTTCTCCTGGAGCAGTCGCCGTTCTTCCTCCAGCTTTCCGATGCGCTCGGCTTGGTTCAGCACCTTGTTGTGCAGCTCCTCGATGATGGCGGTGTCGTCACCGTCGGCACCTTTGCCCGTGGTGTGCGTCTCGATGGATTCACAGCGAATCCATTCAGGTGCCCCGCTAATGTAGGCTCGCACACTCTTCGTGTTGAACGCTACCTGTAGCACCTTGCCTTTCACTCCGTCGGCTGTGGTGATTTGGTCGTACATGCGCCATACCTGACGCGAAAATTCTTGTTCTGTCATAGTTGCTTGATAATTTATGAGAAATTCGTTTAATTCGTGTAATTAGTGTTCAAAAAAGAAGAGAGCCGACATACATCAGCCCTCTTCTCGCGCCATTTATTTCGTCAGACTCTTTTATCAATTTATTCATAGTTTTTCTCCTTGCAGGTAATTCCTTAGAAATTGTACAGAGCGCGTTACTGCTGACGATACCGTTCCGAGGTGTACATTATATAGCCTCGCTATCTCCGTCAGTGTGTTGCCCTCAAAGTAGAGCCGCGTGTATAATTGCATCTTCTCGCCTGGCAATAGGCTGAAAAGGTCGAACTCATAGTCCGTGTCACGATTGCCGATGTAGTCGATAGCGTCATACACTTGTCGATGTGTGACGTGGTGCATGTAGTCGAAGGCACGGAATCGGGCTATCTTCACCCACAGCCCAACGATGTCGGTGCAGTGTTGCACCTGCTTGAAGCCGTCGGTGCAAAGGTAGATGAAAGCCTGCTGTGCGAAGTCCTTGCACGTCTGAATGTCGTAGCCCGTGAGATAGTTCACTGACCAGCATACGTGCGAAAAGTTGGAGTCATACACCTTTGCCCTTGCCTTCATGTGCTCCGCCCATTCGGGCGGTATGATTTTTTTCTTGGGTTGGAAATTGTCGGGGCGAATATCGAAAACGTTGCCATTGATGGCTTCCAATTCTATATCAGGTTCCCATCGTTTCAGTACAAAGGCACAGTACACCAGCACTTGCACATAGATATGTATCTCCCTGTGTGGCGCAGAGCTTAATCGCGCCTTCCATCCCAACGAATATTTGGTGTGTTTTCTCTGACGTGTAAGGCATTTCCCTGAAATATTCTGCTGTCCGTAGAGATCTCCGTGCTCACTGATATAATAGCAGAGATTTCCTATCGTTGGGAAGTTGCATTTTACGACATCGCATCCGCTTCTTTTCTTCATTTCCTCAATAGAAGATTTTACATCATCAGAAAAGAAGCCATTTCCTATTACCATTTTGTTTTATCTTTGGTTCATGCTCTAAAAGCCTATCTATTCTGTCTTGAAAAAAATCCTCGGCTGGAGTTTTTTCAGTTTGTATAAATCATCACTATTCCTGTCGTTATACCGCTTCAGATATAACCTTGTATAACGCAGGACTTCTTCAGGATTTACAGCCTTTAGTGCCTTGAAACCAAGGTAGGCATAGAATAAATCCAACTGACTGTTCAGACCTATAGAATTTACAGCCTTATCGAACGTCAGCCCGCATCGGTAGAAATCTGGAAACCAAAGTTCGACAAATTCTATCAATGACTTATTCTCAGGACATATCAGCGTTTCGTCTGGGAAATTCCACATGCCTAATCCCATGCCGTCGCGCCCTGCCATTATGAGCAGGAGCAAATTGAGCTTGTATTGAGGCTGCTGACATGGGAACAGATTTACCAGTGCAGTATATGGAGAGAAAAATCGGTGAGAATCCAGTAATTCGTTGATGCAGGCTTCTACGCTTCCATATTCCTCGATGATTTCAGAATACCTTGACAACAGCTTTGCTATATGCCAGTTGAACTTGAACGTTCCAGGAATACGAACATTCTGGCTCTCCCCATTTGACAAATCCGTGAAGCCACGATTTACGATAAGCGTCTCATAGGGATTTTTGCCGAGAATCTGATACATCGCCTCATGCTGTTTGAGGATATGCTCGTTCTCACTAAGAAGGAGACAGCACACCATGGCCACTTCCTTGTCTTTCGGGTCTGAGTAGAAATCTACAAGAGAAAAAATCGTCAGCCCCCATGCGTTTTGAGCTTTACACTCGTCAGCAAGGCATTGAAGCCATTGCTTGTTATTCTTTCCGAATTCATTGAGAAAGGAGAGAGTCGCTTTCTTGCGGACTTCCGTTCGCATGGCAATAACGGCAGCTCTCTCCAGTTTCTCACTTTCTTTCTTTTCCTTTTTCTTCATGCCGGATAGAAGCAATATAGATTGGCAAATGTGTCTCTTACCATCATCAAACATTCATCATTTGGAACAAAATTCATAATGGCAAATGTCTTCTTGATGTTAATACCGAGGGTAGGTAGCACGCCTCTGATGAACGTCTGACCTGTCATAGAGAAATATTTCGTACCGGGCGCAACGAATTCCTCAAAATGAAAGTCATCGCTCATATCTGGAGGATTTACCGCAATATGATTGCAGTGCTCTGCGAAGAAGTATGACTGAGGATTGTAGGCGCATCCAATGTCTATAGTAGTCCAGTCCTTTGGTATCATGCGAGAGAGGTTGTAATAGGTCATTCCTCCGCACATCATATTGTTGCAGTCAATTTCTGCCGAGGCATCAGACATTATCACACGCTTCCATTCGTCATTCGGAATGAGACTACGGCAATAGTGCATATAGTCTGTGTTTACAGGATGCTCTATCATGGCAGGGTCAACAGGCTTAACCAAAAGCCTGCTGATTTCCCCTATCCACGTCTCGTTTTCCTTGAATACCTCTGGAATGCTGTCTATAGCCTTCCATTTGGTATCAAAGAATCCGAGAAGGTATTGATCATTGTTTTTCCTGTCCTGACAGACTATCTTGAAGTTTCGGTTGGTGTCAATCATGCCTTCTTAAACTTGAAGTCAGACATTACGCGGGTCTGCGTATTCTTGAATTTACTGGCAGGAATGTCGTTACCATCATAGATTGCGGTCATAACCTCAAACATCTTGTGCTTCTGGTGAATGTCCTCATAGATGCTGTTAGCCATTGGAATCGTAACCTTCATGGCCTTTTCCATCGAGTCAACGAATGCGAGCCTATCAGACGGATTGCCGTCGAGGTTGTAACTCTTCAGATAGCGCAGGCGACGCGTCTGCTTATTTCTAAGAGCGAGGACAACGCAATCAATGGTGTAGTCATTTCGCTCCGTTAGGAATACGGAAGTCGAGATAACATTATCATCCGTTGACTGGCGTATTCTGTTCAATGTTACCAATGTCATATCCATTGACTTGAAGAAATCAGCCTCCATAATGTCGGACTTATAGACTGGGAGCGTCTTGCGGACTTTATCATTCAGCTTGACGTAATCATCGCCCGTGTAGTACATCTTCCTGCCAGCAGAATTCTTCACGATGGCATAGAACATCTTATTGCGAAGTTTTTTCTGATCCTCCAGCAAATAGACATCTGCATCTTTATACTTCTCCTTCATGTAGTCAACTACTTTGGGGTCTTGAATATCCAACGCTTCGTCAACATTATAGGTTAACACAATCTTCTTGAAAAAGAAGAATACTCTCTTAATCTCTTTGAGGAATCTTACGACACCTTGCTCTGCGAGCTGCGGAGCGACAACGATTTTTGCCATAATTTTTACTTTTTAGTTAGTTTGAATTTATCTCCGAGTTTATCTACTTCCTGTTGGAATTTGCTATTTTCTGCATCCTCCAGTCTTTTTTTATATGCTTCGGCAACGGAAGGGTTAAGCTCAATAGCCTTCTGTGCGGTTTCGTCCATGAGGTCATCATTCCTTACGTCTGCGAGAAAATCATCCCACGCCCATTCGACGCGAACGTAACTTAGCGGATTGAAACCTACAAGGTCACGGTCTCCCTTTTCGTTTTCTTCTGTTCTTATTCCGACGGCTTTCAGCATGTCAACGAAGTAGCCTTCCATCTTCGACAAATCAGCATAGTCAAATGCTCTTGTGAAATCGCATCCAGTATTCTTGTCGAAATCAGAGAAGAAACCGCGACGGGTATATTTTGCCATTCTCAACAGCAAAAGTGCCAGTTCTGCCCTGGCTTTCAGTTCAACGTCTCTCCATCCGAGAGAAATCATTTTGTCTCGCATCGCTGTAAAGACGGCTTCAATCCTGAAATTCAGGGAGTCTTTGGTCAGACGAAGGTGGTCTTGCATTACGCAATATGCAGAATATTCGATATTCTGATATACTTCGCTCATATATGCGTTATATACGCCAACTGAACGCTCACCTAACTTTTTTACCGTGAACTGATACTTTTTGCCGAGGGAATCCTGTAGATTGATGATTGCATCATAAGCCAGATAATTGACACGATGAACCACAATGTAGTTTGTTCGCGCCATTTGGTAATATTTCTGCAATTCCCCGAAAGTGAGTTCTTTTGCATTATCCAGTGTAATGTTCACTTTTAGATAAACAGGGTCTATCTTCAGTATTTCCCTGACGAGATCCTGCATTTCTATCATTTTTTTTGAGTTTACTCCGTTGGTTCTAATTTGGTTGTAAACCTCAAACAAATCCAATACCAGCATCTTATCAATGTCTAACGCAGCTGGCATTTCTTTTTCCACATTCTCCATGACCTTTTGTTGTTAGTATGTTGTACGTTCAAGTTTTTCGTCCGTTTCTTCTGGAACAACAACATGCTCAAATCCTTCGCACGTAGTTCCTGGGTTGGCAGATTTGCAGTAGCCAAAATCTGCGCACATCATGTTACATCTTTGTCCTATCATAATCGCAAATTATTAAGTAGTTATCAAGTAATTATCAAGTTGCACAACACTACATTATTGAAGTAATGTATCTAATTGAACCATCTTATTTCTGGATGGCCATGGAAACCTTTCTGCCAGACAAACCAAGCGTATGCCGTTGCACTACTGCCGATGCTGTTAAAATCACCATTTATTGCACATTTCAGGCGTGAACGGCTTACCCATATACGGACAGGAGGATTCTTATCGAACAATTCTGCCCGACGCTTACCTTCGAGGAACGTTAGCTTTAGAAGCATAGCAACCTTGCGACCTTCGTCTATCATGTTCAACGCTTGCTCGACGAATTCCTGTGCAAAAGCGTATGGAGGATTGGTTACGATGTCTCCGTGCCATTGCTCGTTATTGAAGAAAAGGAAATCTGCTACCTCTCCGTAGCCTCTATCTACAAGGTCTCTACTGACCACCTCGTAACCATGAGCGATAAGCTGCTTACTGATATGCCCTTCACCGCAAGACGGCTCTAAGATAGGACTTTGGAATTGTTCAATTTTGCATAGCCAGTCTGTTGCGGCAGGCTCGGTAGCATAATAATCTGCATCTGCCCTTTCATGGGCGGTGTGATTGCTCGCACCGAGAGTCCTGAATGTAGAAGAATTTCCCTTCCAATCTTTCTGTTTCATAAAAGTTGCATTACTTCAATAATGTGTCTTCTTTAATATCATTCCGTTCAAGAATTCTGAGCAGTCTCTCGTTTTCTTTCTCCAATTCTTGAATAATTCCCTTTAGCCTTTTCACTTCTCTATTGTAGTCTTCTCTCTCAAAACTTTTATAGGTAGTAGGGTGGCAGGTGCATCGTTCAATATCTCCCGTCACAGCAACAGCCATGCAGCCAGGAATGAGAACCCTTCCAACTTCTTTTACTTTGATATAGTGACACCTCATAGATACCGATCAAAGATACCCGCTTTGTAAAGAAGAAACCATGTTAAACCATAATCAATCAGTTTCCAACCGAAACTATATTTTTCAATTTTCTGCTCACCATTTTTTGCCAAATGAAAGCCTAAATCCATTGTAGTTAATAGGATAAGAATAATTAAAGCCCACATAATATATATTTTTTAGTTAATTTGTCGTGATAGGGTACATTCTGAAGGTAATGTATCTTCAATCGAAAATGCTTAACTGCTTTGCGATACGTCCGTCTGACATCTTCGTTTCCGAAAGACATATAGAGTTAAAACGCTCACACCCTTTGTTGAAATAGTAATCGTCTATCTCACACCCATAGAAATCGAAGCCCATCTTGTAAGATGCAATACGGCTTGACTGACTACCCATCATGGGATCAAAGATTTTGTCTCCCTTTTTGGCAAACTGATTAAGGCAGTAGCCGTAGAGTTCAATCGGTTTCTGTGTCGGATGGAATTTCTCGTATAACCGCATGTCTGGAATTGAGCCGCCTCTGCTTCCCATTCTAAAGAGCTTTGCAGGATTATCGAAGGAAGTCCATGCCATTTCGACCTGTGAGAAATTTTCCCACGGCTGTTCTTTATCCCAACATATAATGCAGCGTGTAGGAGGAAGGTCGTAATAGTTTCCTCCCCATATAATCTGATTTTTACTCACACGCCACAGCTCAGTAAAGAACTCAGGCTTCGGAGGATCAAAATCCCAATCGCAGTTCGCTTGGTTTAGCACTCTGTTTTTCAATTTTCCTGCGCCACTGTTGAGACGACCTTTGCGGCTCTTGGTGGTTGATGATTCATAACCTTTAGTTTCTCCCATTTTCATATTGGTAGCATTGATACCATAGGGAGCATCGACAATAGCAAGGTCAAAGAACTTGTCTGGCAACGTTTTCATGTATTCCAGACAATCACAACGATATACTTCTGATATTGGATTCATAAAGAAGATACATTACCTTCATAATGTTGCAAAAGCCTAATCTTTTGCTTCTGATTTTCAATTATAGGAGACATTATTTTTCTAATGTAACTTATCGAGGCTTACCTTAAAGTAGTCTTCGAGGAACTTTTTGCAGTCTATTCCGTCATCAAAGAGGTTCGCACCAAAACGCTCTCTGAATTCCTCCATTGTGTCGCAGAATACGGTCATTGTAAACCATTCATAGACATTGCGGAATAGTCGTTGACCTCTTCGATTTTTATTATTATAGTGGTTATCGAAGTAGTAACTTGCGCTACGGATATAGCATCGGATAAGGTTGGGGAATTTCTTGAATTCCTGAATTCTGTGACTTTGATGGGCTATCGGACATGCCATGCAACCAAGCCGACGTTCAACGTGAAATGTGCCGTCTTCGTCATAGTAAAGAGGATGGCACTTGATACCACGTTCCATGATAAACTCTGTTACGTCGTTCTTAGTCCAGTTGAGAATAGGAAGGTACTGCCTTACTTTCTCATTCTTGGAATATACGCGACATTGCTCTGGCTCTTTGTATAATTTTGCTCTCTTTGCAGATTCGTCAGCGCGAATGCCTACAATGGCATAATCGAGTATCTTGTATTCTTTGAGGAATGAGCAACAAAAACGTACTGTCCGCGAAGGTAATCCTTTTCGCTTAATCAGCTGAAAGAATGTTTCCTTTGGTCGAACGATTTCAACATTGTTTTCCTGTACATGCTTCAATGTCCCAGGGGCATCAATGGTAGTGCATTTATGAATTGCTCTATACTTTATTCCTGCCATCTTTGCCAGCTCTAAAATGACATCGGAGTCCTTTCCTCCAGAGTAGCAAAGTTCAAGTGGTTGGTTACTCTCAGCAGCCTTTCTCTCGGCTGATTGCAATAGTTTTATAGCGAAATCTACCTTTCGCTGTAATTCTTCATTCATAGGTTACATTAGAAAAATAATGTTTCTTTTCGCAGGGTACATTATACAGATAATGTATCAATGTATGATTGACACCTAAATCCTTTACGAGGTTCAAAGTTGGCAAAGTCGGTCATCTGAAAGCATTGATGCTTATTTACCCACCTCGCCATATCCTTCTGCCACTCTGGTACGAGGCGATGCGGATTGTCTGGGTCTCTGTATGGCTGCGCATAAGGATAGATGTTTGGTAAGTGCTGCTCGCGCTGCTGATGGTTTCTCTCCCACCAATATGATATGCGGTCGAAGCACTCTTTGAAATTATCATTGAGCATCGTGTATAAAAAGTATTCGCCGCGATAGCCGTATTCATTTATCATTGAAATGGCTCTTTCGCAGTGATCTATCTGAGCATGAGTGTCACAGCCAAATCTTATTCGATTGGAAATCCACTTCATCTTAGCCAAGAGTTTTGCGAATTCGTCTGTTACCAATCTTGCATCAATAGCCTGGTTGAAATCCACACGATAGCCGCGCTCGATGATTTTCTCAAATTGGCTAATGGCATAATCGCCTGCCGCAAGGATGTTGTTATCCATAAGAACGAGGTTTTTTCTCCCATCAATGGCTATCTCGTCGCAGTCCATATACGGACGAATAGCACCTTCTTTGCGAGGAACTACACACCATGAGCATTTGTTTGGGCATCCGCGTGTCAGAAAGCCGTAGGCTGTGTCCGCAGGAATGTGCGGATAGATGGAATAGTCTGGTTGCAAGCGGTCTATCTCGTCTGGCAGTTGGCTTTTTATGTCATATCCAGTGCCTCCCTTTACTATTTTGTCTGCATCGTAAGCTGTCAAATCATCTGGAGAAAAGTTGAACACCTTCGACATGTAGATTATATCATAGTGATAGAAAGGTATCGCCCATTCAACTGTGTCGCCCTGCTGCTTATGGTATCTGGCTATTTTACACAAGGCTAAGTTTGGGTAAATAGTGGCTCCCCACTTCTTTTTCTTGGCGTGTCCGTCCACGTCAACAAGTCCTATCAGCATACATTATCTGTATTATGTGTCATTACCAATCCCTATTATAAGCATCTTCAAGCCACAAATTAGAGATCCGACGAAGGTCTTCTCCTTCTGGAACAGGACAATTCTCCAGCCACTGGATTTCTTTGACTTTCCACCTATTCAGGTTCTCAGGAAGGAAATCCTTTATTTCTGGAAGCACATTCAGCCTCATACTCAAATCGGTGTGCCTGCCGTAATCTGTGAATTGCCACCAGTGTTTAAGCATTTCGTTGTTCAGCTGCTTAAAATACGAAATGTCATCCTTGGTGTGAGGTGTGAGTACAATGCCGTCAACAAGGTTGATGAAAGACAAGATAGATGACATATCACACTTAGAGGTGTAAACATAGATTTTTGGAGCATGGCCCATCGCGGTCGTTATATTCCGTATAGAACGAAGAATATAAAGCAATCGGTGATGGAAAAGCAACGGCTCACCGCCAGTAATCATTATCTCGTCATAATCCCAACGGTCAACAACAGGAACATCGTTCATCTTTATATTCCTATTGCAGCATAGAGGACATTTATTCGGACATTTTTCCGTCACTAATAGTCGCAATTTCTTATTCATAATCAATTATGTATTACTTCCAGTCCAACACAAGCGGCTCGCGAGTGCTGTCAAAAACAAATTTCTGAAGCTGATGGATGAAAATCAAGTTATCGTCAATCTTGAAACCTCCAGTTTTATGCTGAATGATTGCCTTAACAAGGCGATAGTGCTGATGATCCGTAATAAAAACGACAACCTTGAATCCGTCGCATTCTTTCTCAAAAACATTGTGGTCTGTTTCCTTGAAGCAGAAATGCCTTAGAATATCTGGAGTTATCTCGATACCGCGAATATTCTTGATTTTGGCCTCAAACGGGTCTCCTTCATTTTCATTGAAGGTAAGATAGATGTCGCCGCTCTCAAAAACGGCTTCAACATACATAGGAGTTGAAAGACGCTTTGGAATCTCCATGTATTCATATACCCATGCTCCAATAAATAAATCCTGTAACAGGATAGTCTTTATACTCTTTTTCATTAGTTTATGTGTGTTTATTATTGCTTATTTTGTGTCTCCACAACTCCAAAATGTCGGCTCCCAATCGGGAACAAAGACAATAAAATCTTTCTCACTCATACCTTTTTGATTATTTAGAAAAATATCTGAAATGATAGCCGCCAGCAGCATATCCGTTTAATGCACTGGCGTATATGACGGTGCGAGAGATATTCATTTTTCTGCTGCATTCTGCAACGCTCTTGAATGTCTCTCCAGTCTCTATACACTGAATAGGAATAGTCCAACCTTTACCATGATTGGCCTTGTTAACGGGAAGTGGTGGAAGGTCGCGGTTAATCGGACGAATCTGACTCTGCTCTACGACATAACCTTTCGCCTCCATTTTTTTTCGGTAGATGTAGGCTTCATCCACAAACTCGCATGTTTTCAGTTCTACGACCTTCCCGTTTTTTGTGACGGAAAGAAGGAAATTCATAGGACTGTCTTGCTCTTTGACGCACTTTTTCGCCTTGGCCTTGGTAATCCATAAATAGATTGTCTTCGGTGAGATACCATATTCGCTACCGAGCTTGTAAATACTCTTAGGGGTGTCTTTGTACTCTTGTACAACCATGCGCCTCTGACAATCCGTATATTGATTTTTCCGGCGAAGTCTCTCTACTTTTCTACGCCTTCCCATAATACAGATATTTTAATTTGTACGGGTTCTGACTCCCATGATATTGTGGGTAATGCAATACCCAAACTCTCTAAGTGTGCAACAGCAACCTGACCTTTTGCGTCATAGTCGCCATTCCAAACGCCAGTTGTCGTGTCACGAACAGGCTTCTGTTTAAACAGGCGGTAACTGCCACTTGAATTGCAGGCCACCCATATCAGATAATAATTACCCATAATTTTAAGTAGTTAGTGTTATATCGTTTAATCGGAGTCAGCCCAAGGATCTACGTCTCTGTCAACAGGAATATATCTCATTCCATTCTCTCTGAGTTTAGATTCCTTCTCTAATTGTTCGATTTCTTCTTTCAGTCTTTTGTGAAATTCTTCCTCTCCATCATCGCAGCAACATAGCCAGTCGATACGCTGAAGATAGATGTAGGCAAGTTTGAGGACGAAAATACCTTCTTCAAATCTCTTCAATGTTTCTTCATCGAAAGTCTGACACATTCTTGCATACTTATGTTCTCGCATGTAGTAATCACAGAATCTTTCAGGAACTTCCTTTCCGCTTTTCTGAATAACCTCTATGATTTTTTCAACCATATACTCAATGTTATTCTGCCAATACTCAAATGTGCCTCCACTCATAAGTCATCTGTGTTAATAATAGAAGGGAACTGAGAAACTAATCCCAATTCCCAAAACCAAAAATAAAAGAAATGAAAGAAAATTACTTCAAATCCTTGTCGGCAGCCTCCTTCTTGGCACGTTCCTCTGCCAGCGTCTCCAGATGCTTGTCGCGCTCCAGGACATCGAGGATGCGAGTCTTCACGATGTCGGAAATCTCCCAATCCTCGGAGCTATCCTTATAGACCACATCGCGGATGGCTTGTCGTGCAGACTCTACGGTCTGAGCCTGTACCAGGTGGAAATGACTTACGGCCTTGGTCTTGGTGCGAACACCGCCCTTGCGTGTCTTTACCTCTACCTCTTCGGTGATAATCACCTTGACCTTGAACCAGTTGTCGATAGATGTGTTGTCGGCAAAGCAGATTTCCCCGTACTTAGGACGGACAACGGCCTTGATCTTGATGGCACGATTTGCGCAGTTCATTTCCTTGCGGATGCGCTCTTCAGCCTGACCGAAGTCAGCAGCCTCGACAACATACTTCTCACTAATCTCCTTTGTCACGCCTTTCTCATTGGTCGTGTTGTACGCAATTGAAGTCTCAATCCAGAAACCACTGCGATTTCTCAAACTTAATTCTGACATAGTTTTAATTTTTAAAGGGTTAATTATGCAAAACGTCTTTTTCTCTTGTCGTGACGGAAACGGCGGGCATAGCGAGCACCGAAGTCTGCAATCTCATTGTTAGTGTGGTCAACCTTAGATGGCTGATAATAACCTTTAGGAGCAGTTTTGTAGCCGTTTAGAACACGTCTGCCGTTGACAATCTTATAGTCCGGCATTAGCGAGCGTTGAGGGGGAAGAATGGTGCGAACATATCTCCCTTTTGAATCAAACTCGGCAATAGTGTCATTTGTCTTTAAAATTCCCATAATGTTTTTTGATTTTGTAATGTTTATGAAATGTTCTGTTATTCACATGGTGCAATGCAAATTACTTCTGGCTGAAGCAATTCGAGACATAGCAATATCAGCATGAGGATAAGTAACGCAAAGTTAATTCTATGGTGCCTGATGTCGCCACGAATGAATGCTGTAAACTTGCGTCGAACAGGATTAACCAACTTATTCAACACATCGTATTTGTCTGCGCCATAAGCAAGCAACAAAATGCTTATGCCGATATTCGATGAAGAATATGGTTCATAGACGATTCTGTATCTTCCGCAAAAAGCGATAGTCAGTACAGAATATACACCTGACAACACCCTGTTTATTGCTGACTGCATTCGAGGGCTATTCCTTTTCTTATATTTCAGTTTCATTACTTCTTCGATTTTGGTTCACCCCATCCATTAAGTATATAGACCTCATTCCTTGCTTCATCCTTTGTGGGGAAATCCTTCTGGAAAGTACCAGAGCCGAGTCCGTTTCCTAAATCATGGTGCTGCCAAACGCCCCAATGTCTGCCATGAGGCGCGTAGTAGTATTCTCCGTCCTTCCTATTCATTACACCAATGGTTGTTATAGTCAATGAATTCCAGGGAACTTGTGTCACCATTAACGTTACACACCCTTGTAAGTTCGTAGGACAAGCTGTCACGCTGATGCTCAACATTTACAAACTTTACACGCATAGAAGTAAAGGTGAACAGCCACGTCAGGAAGAGAATGACGGCAAAAATACCAATAGAGATTTTGGGATTGGTTTTCACGAAACCAACAATCAGCTGCCAAAGTTTGTATAGCAAACTGATAACTCCAAAGATGATACATGTAATGATACGGAAAAATCCCCAAAGGAATTTCTCAACGCCTGCCATAAAGCAGACCTTCCACTGATTCCAGTTTTCAAACAATAATTTTTTCATAGATATATAGTTTTTAAAACAATGACATCTGTACTGGCTGACCTTTTACTCTTTCCGGCTCAGTGTTTACAAACATCTTGCGAAAGATATGATAGAGGACATCAACAGTTATCGAATTACCATACATCTTGTATTGTGCGGATCTGCTCACGCCACAAGACTCAATAATATCTATAGTCTTTTCATCACACCCTTGCAACCTTCCGCACTCCCTGGGTGTCAGTTTGCGGATGCGCATAATAACGGGAAGTATGTCAACATAGAACTGAATTAGTTCCTCGCTGCTTCCACCAAAAGGAATACAAAGGAAGGAATCAATTCTGTCAGTAAGTTCTTTCAGGATTCCTGTAGGATGCCATTTCTCGACTATTTTGGAAATCTTCAATCTTACGCTCTCTGTATCACTTGTGTAATTGGTGTCGCCTAACCTGTACAATTCAGGAAATACAACCTTGAAGACCTTCAGACATTCATCCTGCGTTCTCTCTATTCCGTAGATCTTCCTGCAAGCCCTATATACTACGCGAACATGTCTGTGAAAATCTCTATTACGTTTCATATATTTCTGCTATCAAATTGTCTTTCGTTGACATCGTGGTTACTGTGCCACAAACGCGGCCAAGGATAACCATATATTTACCTTGCGAGAATTTTGCCCCGTTGTCGCCGTGAAGGTGTCGGCGAAGTTTCTCCGCTTTCGTCCTGTCACGGCCAACGGCTCGCGCGTCAATCCGTTTCATAAACTATAGCGGCAAATTGGTCTGTAGTCCAGCCACCCCCTGTAAAAGTGTGGATTGTATTCGCTACTTTCACGGGATGGTAGTTTATTACCGTGCCCTTCTTGTCTCTTGTATAGCCAAATAAGAACCTATCAATCTGTTTCATATATTATCCGTATCTTTGGCTCAACACCTGAATGGCATCCGACACTTAATGTAGGGCAAACACCTCTTATGTTGAGTAGTGTACCATTCTGGCGACTTGAATAAACATAGCCAACGACTTCTATCTTGCTACTCCGTTTCGATGACAACCGCCGCGCCCGTAGTTCCAAAAGTGTTCTGATATTGGAAATTGATGCGACCAGTCTTGAAGTAACTTGCTTTGATGGTTCTGCAAGTGCCGTCTTCTTCTGCGTTAATGGATTGGACTCTAACGCTCCCGTTGCAATGGGGAGGGTATTTTATCATGTTTCAATGACTTGGGTAACATAATACATGTTTCTGAAATCAACTCCAGTAAGAATAGTTCCTGCTATTGTGCTTGCCTTGGTGTTGTACGTGTCAAGCCAGATGCCTCCTTTGAAGGGTATCTTACCGCTATCAATAAGTTTCCGAAGACGGACACCTCCAGTCTTTACTTTGTTTCGTAGATTGCAGCTACTCCCATTTTGGGATAATATTTTGCGCTGATCATGTTGTCCGCATTTATCATTGCATAGGAGGCTGTTATTGTCGGTGCTATTCCGTCTGCCGTCGTCGGTACTCCTAAATTCCTCTGAAACCTCGATTCCGCAGAGAGAGAGAGAGAGAGAGAGAGAGAGTAGGCTGCGCCTTATTCTGTTTCATAGAACGTCAGTATCTTAATTTCTTGCCCCCCCCCACTGAATGTTGTTACTGTTGGACTGATACCATCAGTAAGGTAAACACGCCCTCTTGATGGGTTAGAATAGTTATGTTCGTCAAGAAAGTTGCCTGCCTGCAAAACTCTATTCTGTTTCATATATGTACATGACGCATGTTTTTGGATAGTGAGCAAGTGTTATATAATCTTTAATAGCAGCATTCTCGTACCTTGTGTTAAGCGTACATGAGACACCGCCATTACAAACATTCTGCGGCTTAATTCTCGATAATGACCACCACTTTCGGGCAGTTGCCGTGTCCTGCCGTAAGGCATGGAGAAATACCCCCCCCCCTCACGATTATACCATCCTGAGAGGAATTGACGCGACCTGCGACCTCCACTTCATCACTGTGTAATAAGGAAGTTTTCGTAATCAATCTCTCCATTCTCATTCTCTGGAATATTCGCCACGGAAGACTTTTCCTCTTCCTCCATACTTTTCTCGCAGAATCTAACAAGCATTTCGTCGCTCAGAAAAAAACTCTCGTCAACGACTGGCTCTAAGACATCTGCCAAACAGACTTCTAAAGGGAATGGTTGAGGAAAATTGAAGCGAGGATTCTGATTATCATCTGTTCTAAGTATCGAAATAACAAATACGCGTTCTCGGTGTTGAGGAACGCCAAAATTCTTTGTGTCGAGAACTTTTGTGAAACTATTGTAACCAAACTTGTCGAGAACGCAAATCCACTCTTGAAAATCCTTGATGAATTTATTGCTGACTAATGCTGCGACATTCTCCATCAACAAAAAACGAGGACGTTTGATGTCGATTGCTTTTTCACACTCCCAAAGGAGAGAGGATCTTGTACCGCTATCCTTGCTTAATCCTGCTTGTCTGCCTGCCTGCGAAATATCCGTACAAGGAAATGAATAGGTAAACAGGTCAAAATCGGGAACCTCACGCCACATTATCGTTGTAATGTAACTTTTATGGAATATAATGATAAAAATCCGCTAAGAATCTTTGAGGCATTTGGTGGTTATGGTAGTCAAAGTCTCGCCTTAAAGCGTCTCAGAGAGTCATTTCCTGAGTTTTGCTATAAGATTGTAGGGTATTGCGACATAGACCAAGCACCAATTTCAGCATATATGGCACTGCATAGTGGCGAAAACATCATAAACTATGGAGACATTACAACGATAATGTATCGTCCATTCACTTCAAGCGAACATGTCTTGTGAGACGATAATTTTCTTCTCAATTATTTTAATGTATTCTGGGTTTAATTCAAAACCTACGAAATTCCTTCCGTATTTTCTTGCTACCATGGCCGTAGTTCCACTTCCCATAAATGGATCGAGAACAATACCGCCCTTCGGACACCCCGCGAGTATGCAAGGGCGAATCAGCTCTTCTGGATATACAGCGAAATGTGCATTGTGGTCGGGCTTGGTGTTTACGCTCCAGACATCGCGTTTGTTACGCATAGGATATTGTTTGTCTGGTAATCCCTCGGCTCTACGCAGGTGCATGGTGTTTGGCTGCTGACCATCCGGCATAAGATTTTTGAACTGCCAACGTTTTCCTGTATGCTTTGCCAAATCCTCGCGCTTATGAAGAGGCATTATAGGAGTAATGTATCTTCTCATGGATATAATAAATAAGGTGTTCAACGAGGATTGTCTAACTGGTCTGAAGAAGTTGCCTGACAACTCAATAGACTGCTGTGTTACGTCGCCTCCCTACCTTGGATTAAGGGATTACGATGTGGAAGGACAAATAGGACTGGAGCAATCTCCATCAGAGTATGTTGACAAACTTACCGAAGTATTCTCTGAGGTGTTTCGCATCTTAAAGCCAGAAGGTACTCTTTGGCTTAACATAGGAGACAGCTATGCCGGGTCTGGTAAAGGAGCAGCTAACTATCCTGAAAATGCGAAGAAATACAAGCAAGGTAGTAATCGTGGTACTGTTGGCAACTCAACAGGTTACAAGATAGTAACCGCTTGCAAGGATAAAGACCTTATCGGAGTACCCTGGATGGTTGCCTTTGCCCTTCGTGACAGAGTTGGATTTTACCTGCGTAACGACATTATATGGGAAAAGCCGAACGCGATGCCGGAGAGTGTCAATGACAGGCTTACCAAAAGCCATGAGTACATTTTCCTAATGGCAAAGAGCAACAGATATTACTTTGACCATGAGGCTATTCAGGAGCCTGCGATTAGTTACGATGGTCGTAAAGACATCGAAACGCACGGGTCAAAAAAGTACATTACTCCTATAATGTTTCCTTGTGCGGATGCTTCCGCTTGTAATTTGGATCAGACTCACGACCTTTAACCTTGTCAAATGCCATATCGAGCAAATCATCTTGCGAGTAGCCGAGAATGCCAGATATATGAAAGAGTACAGCGTTGAGGTCTGCCAACTCGTCAACGATGTCTTCACGATTGCCTGAGTTTACGGCTTCAACGAATTCGCCATATTCCTCACTCAATTTCTTCATTCGCTTGGAAAGACGTGTACCAAACTTTCCATTGAAGTATTCAAGAATTCCTTTCTTATCCATAATCTTTAAAAGGGCAATGAACCTTGCTCTGGCTCTCTGAATGGCAAGGCTTCAGCCGATTTGTTTTCCGTATTGTTTCCTTTTCCAGAGATATGAATTTCTCCGATGCGTTTTACCTCGCCTTTGTAGTCGAAGAAATTCGTCGTATCTTTGTCAAATCCCACCAAACAGTTGAAAGTACCGATGTTTCTGCCTTTACCGAAAATCAGTTCAGCAGTTCCTTGCGTTTCGTTGGTGAAATCGTCATATCCTTTACCATATTCCGATGGTCGCCAAATCATGCAGACAACATCAGCTGCTTCAACTATCTGCCCCGATGCTCTCACTCTGCTCAGAGTCGGCTTCGGGTCACTTGTGTTTCTTGCAAGCTGAGAGAGGGCAACAATGCAAACCTGTAATTCCTTTGCAAGGTTTTTTAGCCTTCGACAAACCGTTCCAAGAAACTGCTCTTGATTGGAGGTGTTGCTTGCAGATAGAATTTGCAAATAGTCGATGCCAATAAGTTTTATGCCCAATCGCCTTACGTTCTTTCTGATGCTCGCAACAATGCTGTCAAAGGAAATGGTTGATTCATCGTCAAAATATATCGGTAGTCCGTCTGTTTGCTTGATAGCCTGAGATAATTCGTTCATCTGCCAGTCAGACAATTTCTTGTATTGAATGACACCTGAACTAATCTTCGCCTTTGGTGATGCTATTCTCGCCGCAATCTGAGAGGACATCATTTCCATCGAATATATCATGCAAGGAATTCCTGCCGTTGCAGCATTTACAATTATGCAGGTTAAAAGACTCGTTTTTCCTTGCGAGGATTCAGCTGCAATGACATCGAAATCCGTAGTCTGCAAGCCGCCGCGCTCGTCAATCTCCTTGAATCCTGTAGGAATCATCGTATCAGATGTGCCGTCAAAATTCTTCTTGACACGATCCTTTAATTCTTTGTTCGCATCGCGGAGAGATTTTACGCGCTTGGTTTTCTCTGTGCCTTCTTCCAGAACCTCCGCAATATCCTTCTGTACGTCTTCAAGTGATGTTGTCGGATTTGTGCCGAAATCCATCAGCTTTGTACCAAGGGCGAAATAACGCCTCCTGACGTACATTGATTCTACAACACTGAAACTATCATCGAAAGCACCGATTATCGCAGAGCCAGCACATTCTGCAATCTCATAGGGTTCTGGATTGTTCACTCCAGGATGTGAAAGGAAATAATCGTTCACTGTGACGATATTTACATTCTCGCCTTCAGAGAACAAAGAAATGATTACGGATGCTATTCTCGCAAACTTTGGATTTGAGAACAAATATGGCTTCAATCTGTCTGCTACGGAATAGTAACATTCCTCGTTGCAGAGAAGAGCACCAATGACAAGCCTCTCGGCATTGTCGTCGTGCATCATCACGTTTGCTTCCATATATTGTATTCTATTTTCCCTCTGAAATTCTCAGGAAATTATTCGGTTCAAAAATGTAATCGAAATCTGCCGCATATCCCATCGACCCGTTGAGCCTCGGATTCTTGGTCGCTTTCTCAATCACTTCCTTTATCTGATAAAAATGCAGACAATAGGCAATGTTGAAAAGTACGCGTCGTTTATCCGTTAGTCCGTTGGTCATATCTACTGGAGTTATGCCAGTACCGCGAACTTTCATGTTGAAACGTTCTACGAATTTCGGGAAAAGAGTATCGTCTTCTACAAGTTTGGGGTTGAAACTGCCGAAAGGTACGGCTATATTGTGAGTGTATATTTTTTCATTCTCCCACGTTCTTTGATTAAGGAAAGTGGAGAATTGCTTTCGGTAGGACTCTTCTACTAATGCAACATAAGCCGGAACAAACTCAAAAATGCTATTCCTTTCTTCTGGCGTGAGACTGCACCATTTCTTCACAAGAGCCTTTGTGCGCCCCACTTTCTTGTTGTATAAATTCCATATCTTTTCAAACTGCTCAACTGCGTTAGCATCTGCGTTATATTCTGCGTTAGTTGAGCGTTTGAAACCTTTGTAACTATCGTTTTTACAGAAAGATACAAAATTCTGCTTTGCGTTAGTGGCTGCGTTAGATTGTGCGTTAGTCACTATGTTTTCGCGCAATAGCTTAGTATGTATTGTTCGTACTTGCTGATATGGTACATTGGTCTTTCTGGATATAACTCTGTCACTGAATTCAACGACCCCATAGTCATCGGCACTAAGCAACAACTGGATCATAACCAACTGCTCATTCGGTGTGAATCGTTCCAAAAAGGCATCGGTTAATGTTATATCCATATTAACTAATTTATAATAAATAGGAATAATGCACGGCCAAGTCTTACATTCACGACATCAATCTTGCGATTCTTATCAGAATTTCATTCCTATTGGGCTTGTGTAGAGTGTATATGGTGGAGGTAAGCGGAGTCGAACCGCTGTCTTACTGACTTATTATAGAAATTTATTACGTGCGTCGGGGCTGACCAGATGGCTGGGCGAGCGTTCCACCACCGCATTTTGAGAAAAAGCGGAAAACGTGAGCCGTGACCTTTATGTTCCTTCGCAAGTCACTCGCGAGGTGCTTATGCTGCTGCGAGCATGTTAGCACGGGGAGTCATATCGACAACCTTAGCATTTATTTGTTTTGCCATTTCAAAGCATGACTGCTTGCACGATTTCTTGCCTTCAATCAGCAATCAAAACCAGAATACCCCCGAAATAGAAGAGCCGTGCGAAATCAATCACACGGCTCCAAAATTGATTAGAACGGCAGATCATCTGCACTACCGCCACTATCTTCCCCTTGTGGAGCTGATGGAAAGGGAGCAGCTGCTTGTTGTGGCGATTGAGCAGGAGACGAATGACCTGCCGAATGACCAGCAGCGGTGTGCTGAGTTTGCTGCTGACCGTGAACAATGTTAAACGCTCTGATTTGGTTGAACCATTTTCCATTGTATTCATGTGCGTCGATGTCGAAGGAAACCGTAACTTCGGCACCCTGCACAAGACCAAACTGCTTGATTCTGTCCTCACCAAAGACGTTGAACAACATTTTCTTGGGGTACTGCCCGGGTATTTCGAGAACGTAGTCTTGCGATGCCCATGCGTTACCAGACTGTGAAGACACGCCGCTTCGCATCGGCATGACTGCTATAATCTTACCTGTTAACTCCATAGTTATGCAACTTCTTCGGCTTCGTCGAAATCGTCAGTCTTCGGCTTCTGACCGTAGTTAATGTCCTTTGCGGACATATCGTCAACACGGTTGATAATCTCCAGTGCCTTGGCTGCTTTCTCAGACATACCCTGCTTCGGTATCTGCTTGTAGGCACGGTTGATCAGCGTCTTCTTGCACATTTCCGTGTAGTCAGTGTCCCAAGGGCTTTGCTTGCCCTTACCGACAGATGGGCTACGCTTGCGAATACCCTCTATCTCGTCGATAGACATGGTATCGAACTGCTGTGTGCCGTTCGGGTACTTAATCAGGTAGTAGCCACCGAGAATATCCTCCTTCTTCTTTGCCACCCAAGGGTTAGGCTTGTGAGTGATATGGGCGTTACTGCCCTGCTCAATCTCAAACGACTCACCCTTATAGACAAGGTAGGCTTCTATGTCAAGAACCAGACCTGTGTTCACACCGAAACTCTTCTTACCCATATAAGAGGCTTGGAGTTCAACCTTACCCTTGTAGGGAACGAGGTATGCAAGTTTCAGCGTCGGATTCAGCGTCATACCCGTCAGTACAACATTCTTCAATGCGTTCACAAAGTGGTCGGGGTACTGCTGTGCGCATGTAATCAGATAAGGATTGGCTAACATGGCCTGCGCAGCAAAGTTGCACTCACGCTGAAGGTCTTGAATACTCTTTCCGTTCTGTATGAACGTCTTGTACGGAGCAGTGAAGCAATTCTGGAGAGGCTTCAACTGAGGTGGTAAACCTTGTGAAATCTTTACAAGGCCAGCTTCATCTACATTCTGAGACGGATTATTTGCATTCCCGTCACCATTAGCCGGAGCAGCTGCGTTGGCTTGCGTTCCTTCACTTGTGGGAGTACCGCCATTAGAAGGAGATTCGCCACCATTAGCAGGAGTACCTGCGCCTGCACCACCAGCAAATGCGTCTTGCTGTTGTGCGTCGTTTTTCTTTTGTTCTGCCATAATTTATTCGTTTTTGTTATAAAACCTAAATTCTGAATTAGAAATAGGAGCATCAACCTCCATTATGCGATGCCCCTTAAAGCCTGGCTCAATGAAAATCTCAGCACCGCGATATTCTCCAGTCTTCTTGCACTCAATGTATTGGTCAAGCAACTTTTTGAAAATCATTGCGCTCGGTCCCATACTTACTACATCGTATTCACGATTATAAGCATACGCCCATTGTGCTGCACTGACCATCACTGCGTCATAGGGTGGTGTCTTCTGTTGGAACACCCAATAGAAATCTTTCCAGACACCGCTTTGTTCGTGCTCGAAGAATTGGTAGAAGGCAGCTGATATGCCATAGCCAAACTTCGTGATTGTCTTAGCAATGGCTCCTGGATGCAGGCTATCGAGAGAGACCGTCTTCCAGTCTATAATCTTTCGTCTCGTCTCGACATCAGGACGGAACTTGAACTTGCATCCCTCATACTCAACGAAATGGCTGACCTCTGACTGACCTTGCTTCAATATGGTTCTTACCTGTTTGGAGGTTTCTCCACAATTGTTAAGAAGTTCGTTAACCATGAGCTTAACAAGTGCAACACGCTCTTCTGACACAAACTCCCAATCTGGGTGTTCTGCCTTTATTGCCTCCAGAGCAGCAATGTATTTTTGCGTCTCACGCCCGTAAGGTTTACCTGTTTTCTCATTGACAGGAGCATCGAACACGCGATACTGTTTGTCGAATTCTATTGAGTCGCCATGTTTGAGAATACTCTCCATATAGGCATGATACATCGAGCCAAATTCCAGAGCATCGTCACTGATTACGAATTCCTCTGGATGGTCATGCTTGTATTTAGCATATTTCGGAGATACCAAGAAATCTTTAATCTGAGTAGAAGAAAGATACTGATCATAACCATCGCCACGATGATATGTCTCATTTTCGAGTCCTATAATTATAGGTTCTGCGGTGAAATTCTCTGCCATATTATTATTCTTTGATGATTTCGATTAGTTGCTCGTTCAGTCCGCGATGAACAACGATATAGCCATCAGAAAACAACTCATTCAAGTCTGCTCTCAACTTGCTTGTTTCAGAGCCGAGGATTGGGAGCTGAGAAAAAGGAATGTAATCTGGTGCTATTTTTCTTGTTCGTTTATCGTCACGGATTTTCTTTAGAACAGCAAATAAAGTATGATTCATAAATTAAAAAACTGCCTATTTTCACAAACTGACAGTTCAACCTTTCGTTTCATTGAAAAAAATGAAAACAGGAACAATTACAAGTTTTTACGTCTTGCATACTCGGCGATTAGCAGACTATCGACTTTGTTGTCATCAATCTTTTTGCAGCGGTCGTTTTTCCTCAAATCAATATTAGGGAAAATACGGCGGGCAGCATTGATTGATGTTGGCTTGGTGTCAACAGCCTTATATTGTTTCTCAGAAACATCGCCCGTTGATTTGTCTGTCTGCTTGCGAGATTTCGTAATGTATATTTCGTCTTGATGAATCCATATCTCTTTCTGCCAGTCTTTGGGAGCCACAAGATGATAGGGAATCTCAGTAGCTACCAGCAGCCCTTTGAGAATACCGAAAATCTGACCGAAGTTAAACGTTGATTTTGCGGATGCACCAAATATTGCGTGAATTGCCTCCATGCAGGCAACTACTTCCCATGACCTTTCTTTGACGCTCTTCAAAATTCGAGCAAGGTCTAAATCATCGTTTTCGTCGATGCTGTAGAACTCTTTTTCACCATTCGGAAACAAGACTGTTATAAAGCCTTGCTCGCCTGGATCAATACCGATGTAGGTCTTTTCCATTTCTATTCTGATTTATTGTTTATTTTGTTAAGTAAAGGCATTACGGCAATGTCGCATTCGTGTGCCATACCTTGCATGGCAGCTTCCCTTAACCCATTAAGGATTTCTTCGCGGGTTAACGTTCCGCTTATAATGCCATTCTCCATTTTTTTAAGAATTGCATCGGCAATCTCCTTTGATTTTTCGCTCCAATTCATAGTGATAAAATTTGAGTCCTCAATGCCTTATCAGACACCGAGGACGATTTAAGCCTATGTAAAAAACAAGTAAAAATTCCACCAATCGCCCCACCGCCGTATTACGATGGGGCGCAAAACCTAAACAAATATGCCAAAAAAAGATGTTTTTTGAAACGAGTGCTACGATTATGCAGCACTCGCCACCTGGAACAAAGGACAGGGGTAGGAGCGTCCTATTTTTATGTTTCCTGCAAGGTTGCCAATTCTTTCTCCAGCCATTCACGATATGCTTCTGGACTTTTCATCTGCTGTATCTGCCAGTCATTCAGCCCTGCGTACCATGAAGGATGCGGTGGATTAGCGCATTGGTTTGTTGAATTCACATAGTAAAGTTCTGCCTTAACCGCGATTATTTCATCTTTGGTGAGAGGGCAATCATCGTGAACTTTCAGCGTTCGTTGAATACGTACACTCATGCGCTAAACAAATAATGGAAGCCTGTCACTAAACTAATAATGACAAGCCAACTACTACTAAAACAATTTAGTGCGACACCAGCTTCACAGTCAGTATTGCACCTTCATAACTTATGTCAACAGTTCATGCAGTTATATGGGGTGTGCGGAGGGATAGCGCGACCTACCTCTATCGTCCTTCGTCCAGTGTGATCGCCTGAGTATCAGTTGCATTAGTGTATTACACCAAGCAATCGTAATTTGCAATGGAGGACTTTTAATTGACATACAAATCCGCACAAAGAAGACATCCGAGGACTCGAACCTCGACAAACAGAACCAAAACCTGTTGTGCTACCATTACACCAGAAGTCCAAAAAGCCACACCGCTGTGTGGCACACCTTAAAATATTACTAATACCATGAAAAAAAGATTGTTGCGGGGGCCGGACTCGAACCAGCGACCTCCAGGATATGAGCCTGGCGAGCTACCAACTGCTCCACTCCGCGATGTAGGACTGCCAAACGGATTCGTAACAGCAGCCCTATCTTATGCAATGAAAAGAAAACTCTCAAAAGAAAAACCACCTACTTTCGCAAGCGAGTGGCTGATTTGAATTCATATTTTTATAGCACATACGATTGTTGTGGCGCGAACTGAAGGACTCGAACCCACGACCCTCGGTTTTGGAGACCGATGCTCTACCAACTGAGCTAAATCCGCTTTTGAAGCCTGCACCCTAAACTAATAAGGTGCTGGCTCTATAGTCTTCCCATGTCACTATACTTACAAGCTACGGTCAGCCACAACCGCTTCAATATATCCCATCCGCACTATTGGACTTGCTTTCTTAATGACATAGTACAAATTCTTTTCAAAACCATATTAGCCTTTTTATTACGTTTTTATGTCTTAATGACTATAGAAGAGCAACTGCCTCTCCAACCCCTTTACCTACTTTCGCTTCTTCGCTTCTCTGCTTCAGTTTTCGGTGGACGCAAGGGCTGCGTCGGTGAACAATAATGAGCAAGTCCTTCTTCCCATCCCCTTAGTTGGGGTCAGCAGCAGGTGCGAAACCTGTCTGAATTGTCCGATTGGTGAGGTACACGACCTCATGTGTTTTATGTTGCGGACACCTCCGCGCTTATATCAAAGCCCTACAACCTTACGTTGTTTCGGCAATGCTATAACATTCTTCTTCTTAGATGCCAAGTACCTGTCATACTCTTCTATGAGAGTTGCCGCATTGAACTTTAGCGTCGATGATTGCTTGTCTCCAGTCTTCACATAAGAGAACTGAGCCTTACCATCCTCGTCATCCTTGATGCGGTAGAGCTGCCAGACTGATATGCCAAGTATCTCAGCCGCTTTTCTGGGAGACACAAGACGCGTTTCCGTCTTCTGTATCTTAGCCTGCGCTTTGGCAAAGGCTGTCATCCATTCTTCGTTGGATGCTTGCTCCAGCACTATGAAGTGCGCCAGTCTTTTAAGTTCGTTGTCCGACATCATGGATTAGTATATTTATAATAGGTACTTTATTACTTCGCTTTATTGGCTTTTAATTCCTCTGGACGAACAACCATTATCTTGATTGTAGATTCACCTGTCTTCTTCGTGGTGTAGGTCAATCCGTCTTCGCGAGGATAGCATTTCCGCACATACGACACCTGATTTTTGACATTTAGAAGAGATTTGTAATCTGGTAGCTCAACCTCCATAGTTCCAAAGCTGCCGAGATTGCGAATATCTTCAGTCGTAATCATACTTGCCTTCATAGAGTTAATTTTTCGTTTTCATACCAAAATTTATTCGTAAAAGTTTGGAAAACTCGGTATAAATCCGTATCTTTGCAGTGGTTAACGTAAGACTTGGTTCATTCCTACCGAGTTGTTCCGCACTTTGTGAATTCATTCCTACTGGTTCACGGGTGCAAAGATACGTATTTGTTTGTAAAGTTAGTATGTCTAATTATGTATTTAACACAAATTTAACACTTTTGCACCGATTATGGAAGATTCTGAAAGAAAAAAAAGGCTTGAAAAAGCAGTATCTTACCTTATCGCGAGAGGTGAGATTGACAGCAATGCTCCTGCAACGGACATCGCTAAAAAAATGAGGCGTAACTTCACTAACGTCAGTGCCGCCCTTGGTGGTGAAAGCAAATATCTGACACAGAGGTTCGTCAAGATGTTTTGTGCCGTTTATGGCAATGTGATCAATTATGAATGGGTCTGGTCTGGCTGCGACAAAATGGTAGCCAATGAAGAAGAAACGCATCCGTCCGACAACGTGAGAAAGGTTCTTACGGAAGAGAAGCTGAACATGCTGACAAAGGATGAGCTTGTTATTCTTGTTAAAGACTTAATGATGCTCCATCAGGAACAAACTGAAATGTATCGTATGCTTATTCGCCAGAACGAAGTGATGATACGTAATGGTCAAGAAAGGTTCAATAGTATTACTAATATAATATATAAGAACGCATGAGATACAATACCAATGTAATACCAGCCAAAGAAAAGGTGCTCTGAAACACCGATAATAAGGGCAAATAGTCAATTCCCCTATCGACTACAGAGAGGGGTTTCAATCCCCTCTTTTTTGTGACTTAAAATCAGCGAGTTATGAGTTTAAACCTTTGAATATCACTTATTTAAGGAAATCGAACAACATATTATTCTTTTGCTATCTTTTGTAATCTTTTGCTGAGTTTGGCAGAAAAATAATACCAATAGTAATACCAAAATTTATCAAAGTAATACCAAAACGTAAAAAATCAGCAATTATGATAATACCAAGGATAAAATTCGTCTATGACAGGCAGCATAGGGCGACTAATACCAAAAAAGGCTCTATAGAGATTAGGTTCACCCTCGGCAATCGACAGAAGTTTGCCAGTACTGGTATTAGGTGCTACCCTGGGCAGTGGGATGAAAAGACGGAAAGCATCAAGTCAATAGACTGCCATGAAGAGAATGCCATCCTGCTGAAAATCCGTCAGAAGGCACTTAAAATCATCGGAAGCATGGTTGACGCAGACAGCATCGACCTCGATGCCATACCTACCCTGCTTAAAAACAAGGTCGTTGACATCACTTTCGAGGACTACATCTATAAGAGGATGAAAGAGAAGCAGGTATCTGATCATACAAAGAAGGCGTATCATGTCTTCTTTTCTCGGTTCTGCGGATGGGGAAAGATGCGCTTCATGCAGGACATAACCGAAAAGAAGATACGTGAATTTGATGAATATCTGCATCAATTCACATGGACTGAGAAAAACAGGTTCGGTGTCGAAGTAACAAAGAAATACTCGCAAGCCACCATCGGCTCGATGCACAAGAATCTCAAAGCATTCATCAATGACGCAAAGGTTGACGGCTATGTGAGTGAAAATCCCTATGTCTCAAAGCGCATCAGAATTGATAAGGGAAAGACGCGAATTGACTCATTCCTTACGTCTGAAGAGGTTGACATGATAGAGAAAGCCGTCATGAAAACAAGAAGCCTGTCTGAGGCGAGAGACCTATTCCTCATTCAGGTGTACACTGGACTTGCCTATGTTGATCTAATGGCATACAACTTCACACAATGCAAGGATGCAGATGACTATGCAGTATTCAGTGGCTACAGGTCTAAGACTGGAGTACTGTTTACTTTTGTACTCACTCCCAAGGCCAAGGAGATACTACAGAAGTATGACTACATGCTTCCGAAAATATCAAACCAGAAGTATAATGTCAAACTTAAACTCATAGCGGATGCAGCAGGAATAGACGAAGGCATAAGTTCACATGACGGCCGTAGGTCGTGCGGATATATCCTACTGAATGCAGGCGTACCTTGGGCTGTAGTAACAAGGGTATTGGGGCATTCAAGCGTAAAACAGACGGAAGCTGCCTATGCCAGGCTACTCGACAATACCATATCTGAGGAAGTTAAAAAGCATATCGGGTAATACAACGCGGAGCGCGAAAAGCATCTGTGGCAGTTCGCGCTCCGAAACCCTTTGTGTTTTCACAAGGGAGCTGATCTACTTCGGTCTTCCATGCCGGAGAGTCCAACGGTGAAGTATCGCTCCTACGGCTATGAATATTATGACCATCAGCATTTTCATGCTGCAAAGGTAGTGTTTTTTTCAAAAACCATTGCTGATTCCGCTACAAAATAACCTTCAGCTCTTTCTTCTTTATAAAAAAGTAGATATTCTGCAACATGTGAATGGTATCTACATCGTAGAACTTACCATTACAGAACATGCGACAAACACCTTTATCGTCAAATGTCACGTAGGTGTCATCGTCGATGAAAAACTGATTTCCGTCTGACTCCCTGATACTGATCTTCTCCAGTATCTCACCAATGAGAGGAACGGGCATCACTTCATAGCTTCTGGCATAACGCTCACGGCATGGATTGGTGCTGTAGCCTATTTTTCGCTGAGTAATTCCGTTGACCCTTACGAAGCAACAGCCAACCATAACATAGTTGCCGATACGTAATTCTCTCGTAGTCATTGCTATCGTGTACGTGGAAGGTCAAACCATTTCTCTATGGCATCAAGGGCACCATGAAAATCCTTTGCCCTGCCATGAAATGCAGAGAATGTGTGAATGGCACTATGAGCCTTTGCTACATAGGGAGCTGGGTTGCTGTAATTGTCGTAGTACAGGTCAAGAGAAGCCTCAGTGTACTTCTTTTTCAATCGTTCCGTGATAATTCTCACACGTTCGTCAATAGACTTTTTTTTCTTGAAGAAAAGCATAATCGTAAATTTTAGCGTTAATAATATCGTTAAATTGTATAATTTTTCAGAGTTCTATTTTTTTTGCAAAAATCGTTTTTTTTATTTATAAAATAATATTTATAGTAAAATCGAATAAAATAGGCTAACGTTTAATCCTCTGAAGTAGAGAGAATTCCCCCTTTACCCGCGTGAGAAAGCGGAAACTCTCAAAGATTTAGGCTGAACGAATCACCCCTTTGTCTTCGGCAGTTGCGAGGACATAATCTCGTACTTGCAATCTGGCTTACGGCATTGAGTCACCGCCATCACGTCTTCCAGACTTAAAATCCCTACGTGCCGCCCTCTCGATTCCCACTTGGGTCGGTCTTTCATTTGAATTGCAGTGCGTGGTGTGTTGAGCCGTCTCTTCCTGCAACCATTGGGTTCGCTTATATAAAAAGCGAGACCCCACAAAAGGTGAAGGACTTTCGCAGGGTCTCTAATATCTTGTGCCGAAGCCTTTGATACTCTGTACTGATCGTATCGCCTTCACACGATTGCGCTGCAAAGATATGATATTATCCTGACAAAACAAAATGATTTTAACTCAATTTAAGTGTTTGCAAAAGATTGCAAAAGTCAGCAAAAGATTTTTGCAGAGCAATAAATAGTTTTTCACAAATCACAGTGCTTCAGTGGGTTAAATATAAAACAATCGTTAAATCTGTTAAATGTGACTCTTGCACGAAACAAAAGAAATGTGCAGTTTTGCAAAAGATAGCAAAAGATAGCAAAAGATTACCAAAGAAGTAATACTATTTTACAATTTAGCAATTCTTTGAATCATAATAAAATGGCCGTATATTTGCATCCGAATTCCTGTTGGTGGTTCTCCAGGGAGTACAACAAAGAAATATTGAGGGTTTGGGATGATGTCGCCGAGAACCACAATGGACGGCTGATTCCTTTTCCCTCATTTTTATATTATACTATGGATAAAAAGGTAAAAACCAAATTCAAGAATTTTCTCGCGAACAATGGCGTGAATACCATGTTCGCGGGTCTCTACAAAGACTATCGGCACGAAGATAATGCCAAAGACGTTGATGAGTTCTTAGCTTCAGTGCCAGCAAAGTTTGCTATCTCTTGGGCGATGGATTACGAGAAGATGCCTGCCAACAATGCCTATGGTGTCAAGTTCTGGAATAATCTTGATGCAAAGTGGAAGGCTATGCTCGAAGACGTAGATTTCCGCAAGCCTTTGGAGGCAGCAAGACTTCATGCCGAAGAGAGAGAGGTGGCCAAGGAAGAGAAAAAGCAAGCAAAGCTCATGCTCAATAATTGGGCTGGTCTTGATTTGGTAAATGTCCGTTCCAATGTAAGCCGTATCCCGCAGCCAGACGAGAATGAGATAAGGATTACCACTAAATCGAAGCACATCGTCGTTCTTAATCAGGCTTTGACAACGATCATCGACGATAACGAATTCAATTCTGTCAACATCTGCAACGATGTTCGTACCAATCGGCTCGTTTTAGTCTTTGGCAAAGGCTGTGACTACAATATAACCAAGTACACTTCATCACTGAAGGCTGTTCAATACAAGGGCTTTGTTGAGTACATAAGCAAATACTTAGAAATGTCTTTTGTTGAAACAAAGGCATACTACGTGAAGATTTCAGAAAGAGTTTGGAATAAGACACGCGACTCTTATGCCATTGTTCTTTCCCAGAAGGTTGTTGATTTAGATGTCAGGCAATGAAGATCAAGACTTACGGCATGGAGTACCTGGTGTACTTTCGCAGGGCAAAGGACACTCAGACGATAGAAATCATCGAGGCAAGCGGAGACGATGAGGTGACAGGTCTAATCTACGGCACATTCAGAGGTCGTCTTAAAAACAATTCTGCTGATGCTCCATTCGTCAAGGTTCTGGTAAAGCGACTTGACCAGATTAAGAAGACAAGTACTGTCATAATGTCAATGAAGGTTTACAACCTCTCCCCGCGTAACGCACGAATTGAGATAGAGAACGCAATCAGACAATCACAATAAAAAAATAGTATTATGAATAAGCAAGAAATTGAAGCAAAAGTTATCGAGGTCATCAAGGAGCAGATTTCTGATGAACTCAGTGTTAGCACATCTTCCTCTTTACGCGAGGATTTGGAACTCGACTCTCTCGACATCTTGGAAATTTCCATGACCTGCGAGAAGGATTTGGGTGTCACCATTAACGATGACGAGTATGATGGAATTTCTACCGTCAAAGATTTGGTTGACATTATTGACAGAAAGCTCAACGGCTAACAACCTCAACTTATGAATTATGACAATAGCAGTTGTAACTCTCAGCAAGAAATTCTTCGGCAATCACCCCAAAGCGGGTGAGCCGACGGATTTTCGTAAAAAGGTTCTGAATTGCGATAAGATTCACACCTGTCGTATAAACTATGAATTCTGGCGTAAGAAATTCGAGAAGATTTCCCAGTCAGGAGGCAAGCTCAGTATTCGTCAGTGGAGTGGCAAGCCGTATGGTGCTGGCACAACAATGGAAGAGGTAAAGGATATTCCTTATGAAAACGTGGAGTTTCCTGAGTGTGGAATCCAGAAACTCACGATGCGTATGGAAGACCTAACGGACGGAGATAAACACGCCATTGACGAAGCTACAGATTTTGTCTATAAAGGAACTTTCCTTTTCAAGGCGAATGTTGACGGAAAGAAAATTGATTTCCGTTTTCTTGCAGAAAATGACGGACTATCGGCTGAAGATTATGCTGCATGGTTCCTGCCTGCATTCAAGAAGGTGTCTATTGCAGACTTTGCGATCATTCATTTTACATCTTACAGATATTAAATATGGATAAGGAGAGAATATACATATCTGGAAAAATGCGCCATTTGGCCGAAGCCGAGTCGCGCAGGATTTTCGCAGAAGCACAGCATAAACTTGAAGCCCAGGGCTACGAGGCCATAAATCCCTGGCTATTGGCTGACGCTAAAATGGATGCAGGCTGTAAGGAATGGGGGGATTTTATAATGTTCGACCTTGCCGTGCTTAAAACCTGTGACGCAATTTACATGCTTCCGAACTGGACTGACAGTTTAGGCGCAAACATAGAAATCAACTATGCCAAAGGAAACGGCATCAAGATAATCTATGAGCAGGAGGTCGTGTTTCTTGAAAATCTGAAGAGCCAATTGGAGACGAACGAAGATATTGTTTGCTTCGGATGCTTCTACGACCGCAAAAACAAGAAGTATTTTGCGATGCAGAAAGGCGACGATTCTGTCATTGAGAGAATGCTAAGACATACTATCTCAACGAAAAATGCCTTCAAGTCCATGCTCGTAAATGTCCTTGATTTGCTCTCTGCCAGACACGCGCGTCCAAAGAAGGTTATGCCTTTCCAAGATTTTATGGAGATTTTTGACAATTTAAAAAAGTAGTCTATGGAGAATATCGTACTTAGAAAGCCAAAAGGAGCAGCTGCCGAATATGCGCAGCGCAGCTTCTCGGCATACAAGCGATGCCCCAACCATTGTAGTTATTGCTATCTTAATCGCGCTCCGCTTAATAAGGAATTTGGCACTGGCGTTCCTGAGTTGCGTAAGCGATTCAAGGATGATGATAGTGTAGTTGAACGCTTCAGACTGGAGGTTGCTAACGAGAGGGAGACCCTTATCAAAGGAGGTGGTATTTTCTTCTCGTTCATAACTGATCCTTGTTTGCCTCAGACGCTTTCGCTCACCAAGCGTTGTGCGTTGATTGCCATCGAGCAGGGTGTGCCTGTAACCATCCTTACGAAAATGGCAGAATGGGTACACGATGAAGTAAACAGAGATTTCATCACGAAATGCTCTGCCTCTGGACTGGTCTGCTTTGGGTTCACATTGACAGGACGCGATGATATGGAGCCGTTCGCAGACAACAACATCAAGCGTATTCTTGCTATGGATATGTTGCACCATGCAGGAATTAAAACATTTGCCTCTATCGAGCCGATTATCCAGTTCAACAAGTCTATGGGGATGATACGAGACACTATAGGCTTCTGCGATATTTATAAAATCGGTCTTATGTCCGGCTGCAAAAAGGACTATTATGATGATGAAAACCTGTTGAAGTTCATGGAAGGTCTCAGGGAACTGCATAAGTCCTACGGCATTACGATGTATATCAAGGATAGCATCAGAGAACGCCTTGGTGATGATTATCTCGCAAGTTTTCCATGTGTCGGAAGTGATTATAACATCTTCAAAAGATAATAATATGAATACAAAGCATTATCTTCATATTGCATATCAAGTCACGCTGAATGATGGACGCACATTTGTTGGTGATAGCTTATTGTGGATTGAAAAGCATAATTTAGACGACATTAGGAAAATGTTGATGGAAGTAATAAAACAGAAGATAGGTCTTGATTCATGCCCATTACCTACTATCATTTCTCTCACGGAGATTTCTAAGGATTTATATGATGTACTATCATTAGAACATGACGATGATGGATGAAGCGATGGTTTCCCTGGAAGTAGCAAAACTACTGAAGGAAGTCGGGTTTGATTATCCCTGCAACAGGTATTATGACACCAACACCGAGGATGGTGACGCAGAAGCGACATTGAGCCTTTGGTCAGCAGGCGTTGAAATTCCAAATTCAAAGCTGCTTGACACAGAATTTGCCTGTTGTACGCAAACTATTGCCAGACAATTCTTGCGCAAGGAAATGCACTTGTATGTAGAAATCCGCTTCACTAACATATCTATATTCCCTTCTCTGACAATTCCAAGATATTACGGCGTGGTCTGGAATCTCGAAAACGGACGATGGTTCTATGAGACTACTCTGGAGACAAACCACACTGCTGGATTTGTAGAGCATGACGAGGCTGTAAACTTCACCCTGCTTAAACTGCTTCAGAAAATATTAAAAAACAAAAAAGAAAAATAATCATGGACGAAAGACTGAAAATAATCGACGATGTTATTGATCTCAACAAAATAAAGATTAACGGCATCAACAAAAAGTCTTCTGAATCCCGGGCAAAAATGGATAAGGAAGACAAAAGGAAGCTCCACGAATTGCTATCCATCAACAATGATCTCAGAAAAATCAAGTTTCGGATAGTCCAAACTCTCGTCAATACCAACATGGGGCACGAGTTGAAGATATTGAATATCGAACAGCTATGTGCAGATATTGAGTGTTACAAGAATGAATTTCCTGACACCTATTTATCTTTGGAGGAAATCTACAAGAGGATTTCCAAAGACTACGAAATAAATGGCGGTGCTGCTGGAAAATTCGGTTTCTCCGTCAGTCCAGAATGGGAAGACAAATGCTATGGCTTTAAGTATGTGGATTGCTCTTGTGGGTATATCTATTACAGGTACGTCGGAATATATAAATGCTAATATTATGACTGGATTTTTTGTAATTCTTATTGTTTTATACATGGTCTGCGCTGCCATTAACGCGATGGCTGTTTATAGCAACGTGAAGAATGGTAGAGTTTATTTCAAGGATTTGGATGATTACATTTGGGCAGTTGTTTTCATCGTTTGTTCTTTTACTATATGGATTTTCGGTCTTGCGTTATACATAGCATTAGGAATAATTCACAAAATCAAGCGCAGTAAATAAAATGAGGAACATCAAGGAACTTAGTGTTGGAAGTTTCGTTTCCTTCTTTCAGCCGAACGGAACGGAATGTATCTGCGAGGTGACAGAAATAAGAAAAGCTGTCATCGGCTTGCAAATTGTTGATATTGTAAGAAACGATGTCGGCGATTCTCCTGAGAACGATGCTAAAATAGGTAAGGAAATTCTCATGCCTAAAGGATTGGTAAACAGAATTGGTATTACCGACGCATTTTTGCGAAATCTTGACTTCGTTGATTCTGACGAGAAGGCATGGAAGTGCATGTATTACTTCGGAGACATGAGGATTTACTACAAGCCTGACAAGCAAGGTTTTTCGGTACTGAAATTCAAACCAGATTTCACACAGAAACAATGGGTCAGAATTTCTTGCTTCTATGTTAATCAACTCCAGAACATTATACGCTTCCTTACTGGTGGCGAATTGGAATTTCAATATAAAACGAAACAAGAATGAGACCATACAAAGATTTATCCGATCACGACAAGGCGATATTGCACAAGATAGAGCGTCTTGACGAATACGGCTATACTAATTGGCCAGAGATTTCCCATCTTGCAGACCAACTGGAGGACGAGGAAAGAAAACAAATGTGGCATCGCACATGTTCACACTACAATCATTTGGAAGAAGCAAGCATTGGCGAAATATAATTCAAAATAGACATTATTATGAAACAGGGATTAGCAAAAACTCAGACAGACCATAATAGACTGGCTCACTTTACGAGGCTTGTGTTCGCAATGCGAAGAGCGCAGAAACGAGCTGCACTTTATAAATTATACAATAAGCCGGAATCAGAAAAGATTGCCTGCGAGCAGGCAGAGCAATACGAGAAAAGCGTTGACTACATGACCGAACAATTACTTGGAAGACTATGAGCGATATTGAAAAGATAAAGGCAGAGAGGTATGACAAGGGAGGATGGAATCAACCTCATGTACATTGGTGGCTTGACATCGCTCTTCCTTACGAGAATAAAGACAAAACATAATTTAAAAACTAAAAGATTACAATTATGACAAGAGAAGAGTTAATACAGAAGTACGTTGATAACCAAGAACAAATCAAACGTACCAATGAAGAAAATATAGAAATCAAGAAAGAAATTGCGCTGACTTTTGAACATAAGGTCGGTGAAATTGTTAAGTGGACTGAAAAAGGAAGACGAAAGAATGTTGGTAATTTTTTTAATCCGAAGTGGGAAACTCTGCCAGACGTTGAACACGTTGCCGTGCTAACAAAAATAACTCCTTCAATATTTGTATTCAGCGACGGAAGAGTGTCATTTTCTTGGGAACTTGAATTCAAACCAATCAAGAAAGATGGCGGTATGTCAATGAATAAGTGCTACGTGAATAAAGATAAAATTGAGTGGACTGGAGATATACACAAGGGTTATCAAAACAAAAAATAAACAGCTATGGAAATTGCAGAAATTATTAAGGGTTGCACTATCGCAAACGGGAATATTATTAGGCTCCCGAATATTCAGCTTGAACGCGCTGACTACTTGAAAGTAAAGAAGTTGTTCGAGAATAACGGCGGTAAGTGGAAAGGTGGCAAATGCCAGGGCTTCCTCTTCAACACTACAGACGTTTCCCCACTACTTGCAAGGCTACAGGGTGGAGACATGCCAAACCCAAAGAAGGAATTCCAGTTCTTTGAGACACCTGCCAACATCGCCTATCGTCTGGCAGCGCGTCTTGGAGACGTAGAACCGACGCATAAGATTCTTGAACCGAGTGCAGGATGCGGTGCTCTCGTTAAGGCTGTGCTCGACAATTGGCCAGAGCAGACCATTGACTGCTATGAACTTATGGAAGAAAACCGCGCCGAACTCGCTAAAATTCCGAATGTCCGATTGCTCGGTAATGACTTTATGGAGGCATCGGTTGGCATGTATGATCGTATCATTGCCAATCCTCCGTTCACCAAGAATCAGGATATAAAACATGTTATGAAAATGTGGGAGCACCTTGCAGACGGCGGTCAAATGGCTGTTATTATGAGTCCTCATTGGCAATTTGCCAGTGACAAGGCAAGCAAAACTTTCCGTTCCCTTGTAGAATCTGTTGACCACGACGTTACTACACTTCCAAAAGGAACATTCAAGGAAAGCGGCACTAACATCGAGACAGTAATGCTTGTGATGTGGAAGTAACATGTAATTCTATGTTTACGCATACACCTCCTGAGATATTGATTATTGCATTACTATTAGGTATGCTGATTGGTTTTATAAGTAAAAATTAAGGCTATGAATAAGATAGATATTGAAAAAATCTCTGAAGGCAACCATAAAGCATATTCAGAGTTAATCGAGACACTTGAAAAGGTGAAGGATGCTATAAAAAAGCAAAACTATGGTATTGCTATGGATATATTGTGCAAGCCATATCCAGCGTTTCAAGTTATTACTCTATCATCTGAACTCAAAGAGAGCGAGGATGAGAGGATAAGGAAAGATATGATTGAGACTATCAAAAAAGAATCCAAAGACTTTCCTTCGTCTGTCATTGCGGAAAAATCTCATACTTGGCTTGCTTATCTTGAAAAGCAAGGTGAGCAAATTCGTGCTAATTCTGCAAAAACTTGCAAGGATGGACAGGAGTCTGCTGACAAAGTTGATCCAAAGTACCATAAAGGTGATTGGGTTATTTGTAAAAACGGTTCGCATCGAGTATTTCAAGTTATAGAACATTCTTGGCCAAATGCTAAATATTTAGATGGAAAAGGAGCTGGAGGATTTCTTAATGTTTTCACATTAGACAAACAATATCGTCCTTGGACTATCCAAGATGCAAAGGATGGTGATGTAATATATTCAAGACATAATATTAAAGGTTTTGAATGGATAGGTATTTTTAAATCTTTAGACAAAGAAAATAAAAGAGTATTCTTCTATGGATTTTGGCATGATATGGCTAAAACCTTTAGTGTTTGTAGGAACGAGGCTTACATTTTATATGACGATTTTTCTCCAGCAACCAAAGAACAACGTGACCTCTTATTCCAAAAGATGAATGAAGCGGGCTATGAGTGGGATGCTGAGAAGAAAGAGTTGAAGAAGATTGACGATGAAGAATTCAATGGCGAAGACTACGAAATTGACAGCCTTTATCATGCGCAAAGAATTCTTGAAAAGACTCTTGGTAAGGTCGAAGGCTACCAAACAGACGATGGCATTTTATCTCATCAGTGTGCCATTTCTGCCGTTAAGAAATTGTATGGGCAGAAGCCTTGGAGTGAAGAGGATGAAAATATGATTAAGCGCATAAAGGAATATCTTAATATAGCCATCGGGGATTTAAGCAATAAATTAAACGGCAGGATTGTCACTATAGGTAATAGTGAGTATTCTTCTATGATGATTGAGATTTCCAAGTGTATCTCATGGCTCGAAGTTCGGCTCAAATCCCTTAAAGACATATACACTTGGAAGCCGAGTGTTGAGCAGATGGATGCGTTAAGTTTTTATCTTAAAAACGACGTAGATAACGATGGCGTTTTTGGTCGCCAACTCGTTAAACTCTATCAAGACTTAAAGAAACTAATGGAGGAATAGTTATGAAAGCTATTTTGAATATCAAACGTCACAATAAGGATGCAAACGCCTTTTGTAAAGAGGTTATAATGACTCCGCAAGAGTATGACCTTCTAAAAGAGATTGCCATCGAGGTAAACCACAGGGCTGGTAATGATTGTGTATCAGTATATGTTTTTGAACCATAAAAGGTAAAGCGTATGAAAAGTATCAAAGAAAAGGCAGAAGAATCTTCATTGGGATTTGATGAAGTACAAGCACCTGCTGTTGGCAGAGGGTTTATTCTTGGTGCGAACTATGTGCTTGAAGAGATTGAGAAACTTGTTAAGTTCAATAGATGGGCTGCACAAGATTTATATGAATTGATTGAACAACTAAAGAAATAAAGGCTATGAAGGCAAAAGAAGCTCCAGAGAAATTATATCTACACCCAACTGCAAAAGGAAAAGTTGGTGCAAGTTGGTTAACATTTCCATTAACCAACGAAGACATTGAGTACACCCGCACTGATGCCTTTATTGAGAAGGCATTGAAGTGGTATTGTCTTGATTGTGAATGTAATGACAACTGTAAAGATACTAAATGCTTCTTCTATAGAGAATATGAACGTTACCTTAAAGGCGGGGCAAATGCCCTCCCACCAAAGTTTTCCGATAGAATATTAAATGAAGATGGTAGTACCTCAGACAATTGGCGTTATAGACATTTTATAGCAAAAATACAAGATGCCTTTATTGAGAAGGCTTGTGATTTTATTAGTAGTCTAAGACGGTTAGATGATAATGTAATTGAGGAATTTAAAAAATATATGAAAGGAGAGTAAGATATGGAAATGACGATTATTTATATTGTATTGATAGTTTTATTGTTAGGCATTTTTTGGCATATATTCTGTCACTTGATGGCTATATTTCATCAGAGTACAACTGATATTTATGTTAAAAAGGTGATGGAAAATCCCTATAAGTATGTTAGGGACGAAGAAATGTGTTATTTCATGAGAAATATGGTCTATTTATTCTTTGTATGTATGCTACTATTTGCTGCTTGCAATGGCAATATGAAGTTTAAAAAAACGACAAATTTAATAGAGATTAGTAATATGAAAAATAAATAATTATGGAACAGTACATACCAAAAGCCGCTGTAGTAGCGGAGATAGATAATCTTATAGATAAAGGTAAACATCACGATAATTATCAAAGCGCATTTCGTGATGGTAACAATTCTGCTCTTTACGCACTTAAAGTACGCATCGACACCCTTGAAGTGAAAGACCCATACGAGCAGTGTATTCAATATGCAAGTATAGAAGCTGGGATTAAAGCTCATGCTGAAGAATATTCTTTCAACATAGAAAGTAAGTTGTTTAATCAACTGACAAAAGAACAGCAAGCATTATGGAGAAAGGAGATAGAAGAAGCATGTATTAGTGGTGGATATAATGGCCTTAATCTTGCAAAAGACCCACGTTACAAGGAAAATCTTGAAGTGAAAGAGGTGAAACTGACGTGGAAGGATATGCGTCAGATTGTAGCTATATCGGATAAGATGCTCATACAAAAAGGAAACCTTGATGATAAAGGTTTCTATGAAGCAGTATTGGAACAGTTTAAAGCACAGAAAGGAGAATAGTATGAAAAATGATTGCCCATATTACGACGAGAACGCATCAGTTTGTGATGACGGAGATTGCGGTTGCTACGAGTGTTATAGAAGAATAGAAAATCTTAAAGCACAGAAAGGAGAATAAAGCATGGAAATGAATAGTTTTATTAGTGCGATGTATTTTATGAGTGTATATGGATGCTGTAGTCCAATACCTAACAGACGAAAAAGAATGAACTTTGTAAAGGCGAAACTTAAAAAATTAAAGCATAGAAAGGAAAGTTATAATGGATAAATATGAGGCATACGATTTGGCTATGACAGTTGTTAATAAAATGAATAATCCGATAATGCCAACGGGTAAGCATATACTAACTGCTGACAACGAATATTTGTGTAAGCAATTAGAACCTATTATAGAAGCATATAATATATTAAAAGGAGAATAACTATGGATAAAGTACAGAAAATCCGTGAAGAGGTTGAAAGACTAATGTACGGTTTCAATTTGGAGGCGGACATAGCATCGTGTGAAGATGCTGAAACTGAAAAACTCTCAAATATAAAGTATCAGTTATGCAAGAAAATACTTGACTATATAGACGAAGTACAGAAAGAGCCTGTAAGTGAGGACTTGGAAGAATCGGCAAGTATGTATGCTAAAGAAGAATACAACCGTAAAAGTTCAGCAACTCTTCCTGACAGATGTAAAGGTTGCTATACGCCATTGATGTATGCTTTCAAGGCTGGTGCTAACTGGCAGAAAGAGCAAGATATTAAACACGGATATGTAACTTTCTTGCAAGGTGAGAAACGCTTTGCCAATTACATACTTGAAATGATAAACAACGGATGGCATATCGTGGCAATAAAGACCGCTTGTAACGACAAAATTAAGGAGGACTGATTATGATGTGCCTGGAATATAAAGATGTATATGACTGTGACGATTACATCAAATACATAGGTGACAGCACAAGACACCCGCACCCATGTAAAAAGTGCATGTATAACTTAATGAGGGAATAAAATTATGTCGTTAGAACAAAATTTTCGAGGCTTTAAGAATGGCGACATCTTTTGCTTCAAGAATAAACGATACAAGGCTGTCGGACACGATGGTTGTGACGGCTGTTGCTGGCAGCACCCTAAAGGATGCAATGCGCCAATAGCTACCCATTACTTTGATTTTTGTAAGGCAAATAACGTAATATTTAAAGAACTATGAGTAAGAAAAAAATTGAATTACAATGGAACTGGAAAAGGTGGTCGCTGATACCTACGATTGGTGTTAGAACAAGACACGACTATATTGTCGTATCGTGGTTGTGTGCAAGTTTGTGGATCGACAAGACCACTATGTCGCATTGGTGGTCAAGTAGATATGTGCGTGTAGGTGTAAGTCATGTTCCAACTCACATGTCTTTACCAGACTTAGAGATTAGTTATCACCAAAAAGAATTAGATATACGAGCCTCTATTCTTGGTTTCAATCTGTTTGTAAACATATACTTTTCCCCAGATGAGGATTTACCATTTTAATTAGTAGAACTATGAGTAAGGCAGACGAATTTATCCGTGAGCATACAAGGAATTGTAGTAATCTAATGCAAGTTCCTACATTGGACGACAAAGGTAATATAGTACCAGAAGCACAACCTTGGCTAACACCAGATGAAGCAAGAAAGGCTGTGGAGATTGCAAGGGAAGAAATCTATGAGTGGTTACAAGAGAATGCGTATAAGTATTCTACCGTTGGACTTTATACAGACGCAATGATTAAAGACTTAAAACAAGCAATGAAAGATGAATAGAAAAATTAAAGCAATGATAGATGCTGCGTTAGAGAGTGGTGGTCACGTTGTTTTTTGTGGTGGACGTGGCTATCAAAAGAAATTGATACAGAACTATATCTTGATGAAACAATTTCCAAAAGAGAAAGTAGCAATTATTAGTCCTGACGGAATAAGAGAGTCCGAGCCGGCAGATTATGAAGAAATAGAAACAAAATTCAAACAAGCGATTAAAGATGAGTAAGGCAGAAGATTTTGCGATTAAGAAGTACCCCGTATCTATAGAAGATGTTTTCGGACATAAGGTTGATGTTAATCTATGGCAAAGAAAGGCTTGTGTAGATGGCTACAAACAAGCAGAGAAAGACCTTAAACTTGGTTGGGAAGATATGATGCTAATACACAGGTGTATTAAAGATGCAATGAATTTTCATCTATACAAAATGATGGAAGGCGTGGAAGGACAAAAAATTGTTTATCAAGAAGTATTGAAACGATTTAAAGAGTTGAAAGAAAGCAATGAGAAAAAATAGAGACCCCTGGAGAGAACTACACGATAACATTAAGGTGATAAAAGAAGAAGGCTTATATCCAATCGTAGAGTTTGTTTTAATAATTACGTGTCGCATAATAGACTTTTTTGACCACCTTTTTGACCACCTTTTTGACCACCGAAGTAATAACGAAAACAAAAAAAATGATTTATGATTTGCAAACGATGTGGTGCCGAAAATCCTGACGTAAGAAAAACGTGCTGCGAATGCGGTGCGTTTCTCGAAGGATATACATTTAACAATGTTACTGGAGAATACGGCTATCGTGGCGGCGATGGCGTTTTCTATAAAAACGAGGAAGAATATCGTTCCCATTCGAGCAGTGCAGGAAGCCAGAAAGGAGTTCCGATAAGGTCATTCACTTCTTCTTCTCCACTCGCTAAAGAAGTGAGAGAATCCGTCGAGAAATTCATGTCAGAAATCGGACATGATGTAAGGTTCTTTTCAGACGATGCTATCATCAAGGCATTTGCTCCGATAATTTATCCAAAAGGTACTGAGGTTATCGTTTACTGCCATGATGAAGACCGAGAAAATGTGGCCAAGGAGATTGAAAAAACTGGATGCAAAATCGCTGCTTTCTGCGAACTGCCGGAATATCTGAATACTTTCGTAGGAAAAGGTAAATACATCTACATGAAGAAACAGCCCCATTATTGGAATCCGAGAAAAGATTCAGCGATACAGGCGCGGTTCGATTTTTCAAGCAGAATAATAACGACCTCCAATCCGACGGAAAAGAACAACTGGCTATATAGGAATTTTTTGAAGTAAGAAAACCCCTGCTATCTTCACAGACGGCAGGGGCTAAAAATTAACTCTAAATAACCACTATGACAATTGAAGAAATAATATCTCAATAAAGTTATCTGTTTTCTTCTTGGTTTACGAGAGAAACTATTTCCTTTCCCCTCAGTAAGAGAATGCTTGAAGAAGTTGTATTTTCCGATCGTCTCCATGCTTATCAGAAATTAACCTGCCCTCCGATGCCAACAAACGGCTCAATTTTCCTGCTGACGAATCCATATCCGTAGCCGACCTGTATGCCGAACGTTATACGCGGTTTATATCGTATAGTATTGGTGATTGTTTCATTTATTGTATTCACAATCTCCCGTCTCTTAACGATGACGCTATCAAGTTTAGGGAGGTCTTCAAATTCAACTCCGCTGACGTATGCCGTATATGTGCTGTCATCGGAATACACTTTCTGCACTACGGGTAGTGTCATGCTGCTATCTGCCTTCAATTCTTTCGACAAAGTATCTGCCATCCTCTCAGACGCAGGATGCGGTTGGAACGGAATAGTTATATACCTTATAGCCTCCTTACCTTTCTCGGCAGGCATCGTGTCTTTGTTTTCAGAATAGATAGTGTCAACACGCTCACTATATATAGTGTCGCTCTTCACTTCGCCATGGCCGAAACTATTTGGAAACAGAATTGATACTATCCCACATATAGCAAAGGCGATGACAATTACATATAGAATGGTCTTTAATGTCTTCATAGTCCGAATTCCTTTTTGAAACGACGATAATAATACTTACGATCGGCAATGCCGTTTTGACCGCCATTGATAACCTTCGTGATTTTCTCCACGACACCCTCCCCTTTGCTGCCTCCGTCATCGGTGTCGGCAATCAAATTGAGATTGTGACGTTCCCAGAACCACATAGCGGAAAGCTGATTCAAAGGATATTCTGCAACCTTCTCAGGATGCTCGACAACATTCTCCGTGCAGAGGTCGTAGGCATTGAAAGCCTTGTAGTTTGCTGTACCTGTCAGCTGAATATATCCACGACCTTTATATCTTTGCCCGTCTCCGTCTTTCTCTGGAGTGTTGCCGAGGCGTTGAGCAAGCCGCCCTGTATCGTAAGCTGCTCCACTGGCTAATTCCTCAACGTATCTCAATGCTCCACTTTCGCAGAATAACTGAGCAAGGTAGTGAGCGATACGCTTCGGAGTTGTCAATCCAAAGTGATACGCGAACATGTTGAACGATGCTACGAATTCGTCCAAACGGGGCTTGTACAGATTAGGTACAGCCCTCAGTAATTGTGCTTGTGTGATTACCATAACTTCAGAAATAAATAACGAATAGTATAACCAGTCATAACGCCTGCAAAGGTAAGCAGGAAATCAGTCCAATCCCAGGCACTCCAATCCCAATACTTGATAGGCTTATCATCGTTATTGTATTGGCAATCCTTGAATTCCAGAGATCCACCTACGCACACGCCAAGATAGCCTGCGCTGTGTGGGTCGTTCGCACATAGACCAATGACAACACCAAGCTCATAGTGTTGTCGCCGATGGCTCGAATTCCACCACTCTTTAATCTTCTCAAACATAATCAGAAATTGTCTTGGTTCAACTCAGTGTTTTTGCTTTCCTTATCCTCCGAAACGCCTCCGGCAACAGTCATCTTACAGATAAACATCATGCCAGTGGGAACGGAAACGAGATACTTGAACAATTCAGTCCACCAGTCATCGGGTGTTATATTGCACTCGATCATAGCTGTATTGACGGCTATTGCAGTACCGCTGACGATACCGCAAAGCCACATCACTTTCTTAAAGAACTTAGGCATCTTCTGTGACCACCTGCTCTTTGCTTCTTTCAACTCTCCCATAATGCTCAAACGACTTCTTTAGTTTTACCTTCCAAAACGGACTTGCGCATAGCCTCTGCAAGTATCTCGACCAATTCCTCACGGCTCAATACCTGTTTAGCCAAACGCTCTGCCCTTGCAATCTCTGAGTGTATTTTCTCGTCAGCCTTCTCACGAACGGAAAGAAATTCTACGACACACCAGAATATGCCGACACCGATTGTCAGCAATGGAAGGCCATAGACGATTTCCCACCCGAACCACCGATATAGCTTTGAGAAATGAACCAGCACATCTACACATGTAGCAATCAATAGTGCTCCTTCGTATAGCACGAACTTGAAACCTGTACGTTTGAGGTAGTCAGATTTCCACTTCTCCTTACGAAACCATGCCTTGTACATACCGCTGGCGAGGTCAACCATCATGGCAATAAACACAAGTAATTGCACGATGACGGCAATCATAATCATTTCATCTGCATCTTTAAATAAATCTGTCATTTTCTTATCTTTTATTAAGTGAATTTGTTACATCTTGATATACTTCACGAATGCGTAGGGCTTTCTTTCATCCAGATAGACGATGTTGTTTTGGTTGGAATATGCCTCACGCTCAAAGGAGACGTTCTTATATGCTGTGATACGATTACGGTATTTAGCAAGTCTTAACACATACTCGATACCATACCACAGATAAAAGAATACAAAGAGTAATTCTTTCTGTTGCTGCCCGTGAATTTCTTCATGGTGCATGATAACAGGCGTTGTCTTTTCATCATTTCTGACGAACACAAAAGGCCATATAGTCAATGCTGTAAAGCCTTTGAACGGGATGAAACTATTCTTTACTA